ATGGTGCCGCTCTCGAGCAGGGCTCGCGAGTTGCTGAAGTCCCTGCCTGCGCGAATCGACGGCAAGGTGTTCAGCCTTGCGCCAAACACAGTCAGCAACTACTTCCCCAAGGCTTGCGAGGCAGCCGGTGTCAGCGGCCTTACCTTCCACGACCTGCGCCATGAGGCCACATCTCGGCTGTTCGAGCGCGGCTTTTCCATGATGGAGGTCGCCGCGATCACCGGGCACAAGACATTGGTCATGCTCAAACGCTACACGCATCTATCTCCCCACGCCTTGGCCGACAAACTCGGCTAGGCCCTCTTCAGCAGGCGAGGCGGTTCTTTCCGTGGCCTGCCCACCTTCGGAGCCTTGTGCTCTCCCGCCTCGTACTCACGCAGGAACTTGCGCACCGTTTCCAGCCTCCAGCACACTCTGATCCCCTGCTTGAAGTACGGCGGCAGCCAGTCAGGGCGCGTCTGGATTGCGCTGCGGATTGATGATTCAGTTCGCCCGAGCAGCTTGGCAAGCTCTGGCACATGGATGATTTCAGGTTCCATAGGCAATACCTCTCCACCCCAGCTATTGCCGGGGATGGCATGATGGTAGGATTTGGAGCCCAGCCGGGCGGGCGTCAGGAAGAGGCCCTAGTGGGCCCGGCTGGGTTACTTCGGTCGTTTCTGCTTGTTGCGGCGAGCGATGATCAGTTGCTTGGACGCCGTGGCAACTCCCTTTACAACGTCTTCCGGGAGAAGCGCCTCATTGCAGTGCGGGCAAAGCTGAGCCATCTTCGTGCTGCGCCACGCTTCGTCGATCACCTTGGCCGCGCGGCTGGCTTGCCAGGCTTCCCACATCGACGTGTATTGCGCAGCGACTCCAGCAAGAGCCACGTATTCGTGAACATTATTGGTCTGCACTGGGAAGTAATCGGTGTTACGCCACGCGATGCCTTCGGGAATCGGGAAGCGGTCTTCAAACTCTTCTCTCATGTCAGGCACGGTCAGACTCCTTTGGATGGCCGCGCAGCCGGTCGGCTAGCTCCATCTCTGCGTAATAGGCGCTCATGCTTTCGGCGTCGTTGAGGCTCAACGTTCCGTAGACGTGGCGGTTGTAGAATTGCGTAGTGCCGAGGCAAGGCTTCGACAGGTTCAACGTGTAGCCGCGCTTGTCGGCCAGGAACTTGGCGACCGCAGCGGATCGGCTCATGCCTGCTTGGCAGTGAACGATGATCGCCTCGTCGCCGCACTCGTTCACGAAGTCGTGGATCTGCTTGGCGTCAATGTGGCTGAACACCCGAAAACCATCGCTTCCCACGTATCCGTCTACATCATCAAACTCCAGCCGCAGAACGCGCTTGTGATCGCAGGCAAAGGCATACCAGTCGCCCTTGCTGCCGATGCTGATCACGTTGCTCGGCGTCTCGATCCTGCTGGCATCCACGGCGGAGAGAAATGTCACCTCTCGCCTGTTCACTGCTTGCTCCATCTGCTCATCTCCTGTCCTTTCAACTCGGTCTTCTCGTAGAGGTTCTGCATATCCCCGACTATCCGGAAGATGCCGAAGACGATCAGCGCGATGACCAGCAGCGCGACCAGGGTTTCGTTTTCGTTGTCCACGGTTGGGCCTCCGAGGGTCGGATTCGTTGATTTGTGGTGGCGGGCTCCTGGCCCAAAATCGGCCAGTTTTTATGCTGAAACCCAGCAGGAATGCGGGTTTCAGCCTGGCCGAGTGTGGCGGTTTCGATTCCAGAATCCCGGCATCGGTATCAGTCGCCCGCCGCTTTGGAGATCAGGTGCATGAGCATTTCGCGCAGTTGCTCGCGCTCAAGCACCTGTCCGGTACGAGCGTACTCATCGGCCTGGCGCAGGATTGCGTCGATCTCGATGTTGAACATCGGTGAGAGCACGTCAGGGGCACACCGCTCAAGGAGCAATTCGATTCCGCGCGAGGGGTGAGCCCCGGCGACACCGAGCCAGTTATACGCCGAGGCAGTTCGGTAGTAGCGTAGGCCAGCGATTTCGTGCCTGCGAGGCGGGCGGTATTGCGGGGGTTGGTAGGGCATATGCAATCCGGGTAGTGGGTAATCCATTATCCGAATTGCTGTATATGCGTACAGTGGTTGGCGATGGGTGGCTATGCTTGCTCGCTCAGCAGGTCGCGAAGCTCTTCCATCACTTGGCCTGCGTAGTACTCACCAGCATCTATCGGAGTATGGCCATCTCCGATACCGTGGGAATCAACGGGCGATCCGCACATGCAATGACCTTCGCGGTAGTCGCCGTGCTCCATCAGTTCCAGCCATTTTCGCAACAGCCCCTCGCTGACAGTCTTGCTGTTGATGCGCGATTGAGCTTCCAGAGCTACCTGAATGTTCTCAGGGCTTGTGAATAACCGCTCCCGAGCATCGAGCGCCGCGTACACCGTGCTCGCATCAGGCGTAACCACCACCCTTGCGCGCAGTGCCGCAACTTCCTCCCTGAGCGCCTGGGCCTCGGCGCGCAGCTTGGCATCATGTTCTTCTTCGGTCATGGCTGTTCACCTATCTGCATTTCACTAGGCACTTTCGCCCAATTGAAGCCTTTGTGATTTGGGGATTTCCCGTTTATGGAGTTGTAAATGTTTCCGTTATTAAATCCACTCTTAACGGCTTGATTGATGGATACGAAGAAATATCCAACCGAGCCGTCTATGGGCATTGCGACTACCTTGGTGGACTCTCTAAGAAGCCCCATCTTTTTTGCATGATTTAGATTTTCCAAGCGCGTAACCCATTCTAGATTTGAGTGATGATTATTTAGCTTATCTCCGTCTATGTGATTTACTTCTAGCGACTCGAAGGCCTTATCTAGGAACGCCAAGGCCACAATTTTGTGGACCGTGGTGTTCTTCTGCCTGCCATTGGCGCACAGACCTACTGACATGTATCCGCTAGTATTGGGGAATTGCTTTTTGATCTTTTTGCGTATAACCCCGATGACTTCGCCATGCTCTGATACTCGGTATAGTCCTTCATAACCAACCACTTCGCGCCATTCAGTCATCGTTCCCCTCCTTGCCGGGCGCGGCGGCAACGGCTTTCCGCCCCGTCTTCATGTGTCCAGCATGCGACCAGTACAGACTTGCGGTTCGCTCGTAGTGGTCTTGCAGCGCTCGAAGAGCACGTGCCAGCGTTCCACCCTCTGCGGTATGCAGCCACGGCGCCCGCGTTCCATACCCGGCGCTTTTCACCTCGTACCGGGGCTTGCCGGAGGCACCGTAGTTGTCACGCCGCTCCACGCGCAGCGTCGAGAGCCGGTTGGAGCCGCTGGACTGGATGCCGGTGGCGACCAACAGCTTTTCGCTGCTGCGGCTCGCATGAACCGTCCAGTTGTAGCCGGGCATGATCTTGACCAGCTCGGCACGGAATTCGGATTGCTTCATGGTCACTCTCCCTCCGCTACTGGCTGCGGCGCGGCGGCGATCTGGTGAACGGCCTCAGCACGTCGGATCAGGCGCGCGAACGCTGCGAATCCAAGCCGCTCGTTTTCGGTCTCGGTGCTGTTCTCGTAGAGCCGGCGCATCTGCGCATCGGTAAGTGCGTTTCTGCTCGGACGGCAAACGGGCGCGGCGGCGAGAAGTTTGAATTCCTCCGCGTACTCGTCGCAGCAACACTCGACAACGTTCGTCTCGCCCGCCGGCTCGCAGTTGCAGAGCTTGCTGCACAGCGCCTCGAACAGGAAATCGGGCATCTCATTAATCACTTGATCCCGACTGACCGTTACCGTATGGCTCTCTCCATTGGGGTGGCGATACTCGAAGCTGAACTCCTCCGGCACGCTGTGCTGAGCCTGGGCTACAGGGGCGGCACAGGAATCCAGCAGTCGCTGCACAAAAAGGTCAAACTCTTCGGCACTGAACAGGTAGCCGTCTCCGTCTTCTGCCGGCTGCCCTTCCTCAAACGCCATTTGATGTATTTCGTCCGGCATAGGCGCGCCCGCCGGCTCCTGCTTCTCCAGTTCCGCGACCCTGGCTTGGACGGCCTCCAGATCTGCGGCGAGTTTCGCGTGCGCCTCGTTCATGGCCGCGATGGTGAGCTTGTTGCGCTTGACTTCGGCCAGGGCGGCGTCGCGCTCGGATCGTAGCTTCCAGCGGTCTCCATCGCACTCGTCGAGGGCGTCATGAAGCTGGGCGCTGATGCGCTCATGCTGGGCGGCGAACTCATCGAAGTCAGAAGCCCTGACCACTTCCATCTGCACAGTGGAAAAGTGGTTGTGGTAGAACACGTCGGCGGTATGCCGCTTAGGTTGCTCCGGCCGCTCCGCCTCTGCCTGCTCAGGCTTCAGTGCTTCGGCAGGCGCTTCGTTGAACGCTTCAGCATGCGGGGCGAGGTTGAACGGGTCGAGGTCCGACGCCGGGGAGGGTTGCGCCAGGGCGGCGCGGGCACGGGAAGCGTCGGCAGTGCATTCCGAGCAGAGTCCAGGGCCGCCGCACCGCATCTTCACTCCGTCAGCACGTGGGAAGACGTGCCCATGCCCGACGTTCGCGCCTGCCTGCTCTACCGCAGGATGTGCCGGGCACGGATGGACGAGGGAGCCGTCGCCAGAAGGGCAGGTGCATTCATTTGCTTTGTTCATGGGAGCTTTCTCCAGGCCTCGGTTTCGAGGTCAGAAACAGTTATCAGTCGGCGCCGGCGCTCGATGTTTTCGAGTTGCAGGACATTGCCCAGGCTGTCGATGACGACCCAGTGAATGCCTGTTGGGAGGTGGATATATCGGGCTGGCGCGGGGGAGCAGAGGGCGTTTATGCGGCGGACTGCGGGGCTTTCGTCGAATGGCATGATGGGCAGGCTCCGTAGGGTGGCGCCGTGTAGCAGTGCTCACCGCTGGCGTCCTGGTCTGCGTCGTTTGCGATCTCGTTCAGTTGTCGCGCGAGCTGGCGCAGTTGAGACGAGGAGATCAGGGCGCCGAGGCGGGGGAGGCCGTTGACCTCGGCCAGGCGCTGGCCATACTCGCCGTCCAGGAACAGCGCGGTCAGGTTGAGGGATTCCATTGGGTTCCTCGCTATGAGGTAGCGTCGAGGTATGCGGCTATGAACTGCGTCGCCGCTTCTGCGTTGAACGCCGGGTAGTTGAAATCGGGCAGGCCTGTCATCGGACCCGCAAGATAGACGCGGTGCATCATGCGACGGACTCCTTCCGATCGTAGAGAAGATCGAGTTGTGCGGCCCCTTCGAGCCATGCTGTATCCAATCTGCTTCTGGCAATGGCGGCGTACTCGGGGTTGAGCTCTATGAGCACCGACCGCCGCCCCTCTTGCATAGCGACAAGGCCAGTGGTTCCGGCGCCGCCGAAGGGATCAAGGACCAGGCCTCCCCGTGGCGCGCCGGCGAGAACGCATGGTCGGATCAGGTCGGGCGGGAATGTGGCGAAATGCGCGCCCTTGAAGCCGGCGGTGGGAACGGTCCAGACGCTGCGGCGGTTGCGCTTGCCGCCTACGCCCGTCCACTGCTCGTCATTGCCGCGCGCTGTGCCATCCAGATTTTTGTAGGACTCGCGCTCGTCGCGCTTGAAGCCATTGCCGCTGGGGTGATCGCTTACGGCATCTTCCTTCACGGCCTCATGGTCGTAGTAGTAGCGCGGAGACTTGGAGAGCATGAAAACGTATTCGTGCGCTTTGGTGCATCTGTCGCGCACGCTCTCCGGCATCGGGTTCGGCTTGTGCCAGATGATGTCCTGGCGCAGATACCAACCGTCGTCCTGTAGGGCGAAGGCGAGGCGCCAGGGGATGCCGATCATGTCTTTCGGCTTGATCCCGTACTCGCGAAGATCGGGGCGGAAATTTCCCCATTGCTCGGGGTTCTCCTTGCTACCCTTTGGCTGCGGAGCGTTTCGGGTGCCAGGAGCCGTGCTGGCATAGCTGTCGCCGATGTTCAGCCAGAGCGTTCCATCGTCACGCAGCACGCGGCGGACTTCGCGGAAGACTTCGACCAAGCGCGACACGAACTCGGCGGGCGTCTGCTCCAAGCCGATCTGGCCGGGCATACCGTAGTCGCGCAGGCCGAAGTAGGGCGGGCTGGTGATGCAGCAGTGAAAGGACTGGTCGGGCATTGCCCGGAGAGCGTCCAGGCAATCTCCGACCCGTATCTCATGCGCGTTGATGTGCTTGACCTGGTAGCTGTCGGAGAAACAGCCGTGTTCGTGAAGGCTCATGCTGCTACCCTCGGGGCTATGCCCATGTCTCTGTCGTGATGTCCTGCGAGCCACAGCGAACGCTCATAGAGCATGTGCAGTCCGTAGGGACAGGCCTGAAGACGCTCGCCGCGATCCCGGGCTTCTATGCCCTCGCGGTATTCGTCCGCCGATTCGGGGAACTCAAGCCGCTTGCTTTGCATTTGCTGCTCGCCTCCGCGCGTTTTCACAGGCCTTGCATTCGCTGCAATGGCCGTCCTTCTTGCTCGGGTTCGAGTAGTACTCAGATAGAGGCTTGACGGTCTTGCATTTCGAACACGGCTTCTCGCCGTTTATGAGCGTCGATTTCCCATGTCCGGATGCCCTCCACTTGTCGAACTCGGCGCGGGTGGAGAAATAGGTGCGAAGCAGGCGCTGTACGGTGTGATCGCTTATCCCCATGGCTGGGCCGATCTCCCATCGCCCGCAATCCAGGATCACCAGGTCTTCGAGCATCTGGCAGTATTCGATGTCCTTTGCAGTGCGCTTGGCCTGAACACGTCTCTGCTGTTCTCGCTCCATTCCGGTAGATGCTCCGGTAATGCGGCTATTGAACGTGACCGGCTGATTCGAGGAGACTCCAGCAGGGATCTTCGTGATGACCCCTCCCGCTGCCAGGTACTCAGCAACGGCGTCGTGAATGTCATCGTGAGTCAGCGCATGGGCAACCGGCTCTTGCACGCCGCACCACGCATCAGCGCCGATTCTCAGGTCGCTTAGAATCTCGGGAATGTCGGTTTCCATGGCTTTCTCCGGGCAAAAGAAAAGGCCCTATTGAGGGCCTTTAATTGCGCGTAACTTGTTGATTTAGAATGGGATATCGTCGTCGAATTCATCCTGAGCGCTACGCTGCTGAGGCGCACTCTGCTGCTGAGGAGATGGCCTGCTCTGAGCCGCCTGTTCATTTCCAGGCTTTCCGCCAAGCATCTGCATCTGCCCGTGCATATCGACGATGATCTCTGTTGTGTAGCGGTCCTGACCGTCCTGCGCCTGCCACTTTCGAGTTCTGAGTGAACCCTCGACGTACAGTTGCTGACCCTTCTTTACGTGCTGCCCGACGATCTCCGCCAACTTCCCGAAGAACACCACGCGGTGCCATTCGGTACGCTCCTGTTGCTGGCCGGTCTGCTTGTCCTTCCAGCTCTCGCTGGTGGCGAGGGTGATGTTGGTAACCGCATTGCCGTTGGGCATGTAGCGGGTTTCCGGGTCACCACCGACGTTGCCAACCAGAATGACTTTGTTAACACCTCTCATGCTGCTTTCCTCACTTGATCCTGATTGAAGACTTCGCCCGCTCCAGATGAGCGCCGGGTACGTCCTTGCCGTCTTTCAAAGCCCGCGCGATTGCATTCTTGTCAGGACTGGTTTCGACCTTCACCTTGACCAGTTCGTCGGGCAGCTTCTTTTCGTCGTCGATCACGGCGATCTCTCGCCCCTCAACGCAGGTGATGGAAAAGAGGGGGCAACTGATCTTCTTGATGCCGGCTGCTTCCATGTTTTCCCGCAGGTATTCCTTCATCGAGTCCTGGCGAGCCTTGATTGCCCTCTTCCGGTCGTTCAGTCGCTCTATTTCACGGTCGAGCGCTTCGACGTCGGTATCCATGTTCAGGACGACCGTTGCCAGGGCCTTTCCTTTTTCTTCGAACTCGCCCCCGATTGCTTGCATGGTGTCCCGGACAGCCACAGCCATGCCTTCATCAGCCGTTTCTGCCAGGGCTGCAAGTTCAAGAAACTGCTCGGTTAGCTTGTAGAGTTGGGTCATGCCGCCTTCTCCTCGGTGAATCGCTTGATCTGCTCGGAGAATTCGCGAGCAATGCGCTTGACGCCACTATCGTCTTTGCGCGCAGTGAGCTTGCGCACGGCAACGTCGTGGATCTTCTTGAGTTCGTACTGGGACTGGGCGCCTTGCATCGTCTCGATAATCGATTTGATGTAGGCGAGGCGCTCTTCCTTCGCCTGCTCTTCTGCGGCCTGCTGGTCCTCGGCCTTGGCGATCTGCTCCTCTTCACGACGTGCTTCCACATAGTCGCGGTCGTCGAACAAGCCAAGGAAGATGTCCGCGCTGAACCCGAGCATCGCGAGAGATTTCTTCACGGCGTCCGTTAGTGATTTTTTCGGCGCCTCGGTGTCGGTGGTGATTCCCCACTTGGACCGGTAGGAGAACGGCGTGCAACCGTATTGCTCTACCTCTCCGCGCTTGCCGTCCAATTCGAACCACAGTTTGATGCGCACGGTGTGCCCGACTTCGTGACCAATTAGTTCGCTGACCTTCTTGCCTTCAGCGTCGGTGATTTCACGGAAGATCGGGCCGCCCTGGTCAAAGCGCTCCTCGATGACCGTCCAGCCCCACCCGATCCCGACAGGGCCGAACATCTGGGTAGCCTTCATGATCATGTGCTGGCCGCTGATCGACGTGATCTGCTGACCATCGACTTTTGCGCTCTTGGTGGCCGATGGGTCAGTTGCTTGAACCTGGTCCCATAGCCGCATGTTTTGGGTATGCATGAGTGATCCTCGCCGCGCATGCGCAGCCAGTGAAGGGAGGGGTTAGAGAAATCCAAGATCCTTTACGAGCCTTTTGCCCGCATGGGCCCTGGCATATGCTTCTGCACTATCAACGCTCAGGTGCGTGTTACAGAGATCGCATTGAATCCAGAAGGGGAACCACCATCTCTTGATCTGAACTTCGTAACCGGCATAGTCGTCGCTAACGATTCGGTATCGGTTCTTCAGCATCTTGCGCTCCAGTTAGAAAGGGAAGGCGCTTACGGCGCCACTCGGCAGCGTCACCCCTGCGGGATGAATAGCGTTGCGCTAGAAGCCGCTGCTGCGGGTGTTTTCTTCATGCCTCCCACCGCCCGCTGGGGAAGCCGCAGTTATCCGGATTACCGGCCTGCTGCGGACAGGTGCGTAGCTTCTGCGGTGATGATGCCGCCCCAGATCTGGCCGGCTGCGAGAATGAAGAGGTACAGCAGGCCGCCGAAGAGGCTGCCTAGCCAGATTGCTGTGCGGCGGGTGTTCATGGCGCATCACCCTCTCTCGTGTGGTTGAATGGCGAGAAATCCGGGTGATCTTCGAACGGGCCGCGCCAGTAGGTAGCGAACTCAACTTCGCTTAGCATGCCGTCATTTTGATATGGCCCGCTTTCGTATCCTCCGCACCGACAACTTCCGCCTGTCACTTGTTGCCAGCCAACGCCAACGTCTACGAACTCGGCATCAGTTGTTTCGCCGCACCATCTGCAATGTGGGCCGTTCATGGCGTAACCATCCCCACAAATGCCCAGGCGAAAGCGCCGATACCGCCCACAAAAAAGCCGCCGAAGATCAGGACTTGGGCGGCCTCTTTCAGGTCTATGGTGATGGTCATGGCGTGCGCTCCATGGCTGGCTTGATGCAGTCAATCGCTGCGCGTATGTCGCGGTATGGGCCGTCGATCATCCAGCGATTTCCTTCGTGGATGCCTTCAAATCCATAGGCCTCGCAAAGAGCGTCGAGCTTGTTCAGTCGCTCTACATCAGCCTCAGCAGCGATAAGTCGTTCAGCTAGTTCATACAGCGCAGAGATAGGGCACGGAATCGAATCTATGCAGCCATCTGCCAACTCCGCCAACTGCTCATCACTGATAGGGGTTGTCATTTCCCTTCCTCCTGGCGGCGGTAGCCGGCGTCAAATAGCGCGTAAAGCGTAGGGTACTGATATGGAACTCCTTGAATTGACATAGCCATATCACCGACTGCCTTCTCCCGCTCCTCGGCGGCGATCTGCTCGGGGGTGCTGAGCGGGCGGAAATCGACCTTGTCAATTCGCGTGGTTTCGAGCGGAGTTTCAGCGTGCCCGAGCCATACATATTCGCCGTAGTAGGCCAGGATCTTGCGCTCATAGCCGGAGGTCGAACTGAACCCCCACATGGTGTTGTGCGGCTCGACTATGCACACCGTCCCAACCGGTGGCAGGCCCCGGCCGTCCCAGGTCTCTTGCGGTCTAGCCTCGAATGTCGCCTCACGCTCAGCGGATATTCCAGACTCTTCAATCCATGCTTCGCGGCGAGAGCCCCAAAAGAACCATTTATCCGCGGCTTTTTTCATCCAAGCTTCGCGGTACTCATCTCTTCTAGGCTCCCAATGCGTAGCACCCTCTGGTGCCTTGGTCCAGTCAATGCTCATACTCGTCTCTCCCTAACCAGTCGTTCAGCGTTCTCGATCAGCGCTGCTTCGAATGCGCGGAACCAGATGCGTTGTGCCAGTTCCAGGTCGCCTCGGCGCACTGCAAGCAGTAGCTGCGTCATCGGGCACTCTTTGCCGTCTACCTCTGCGAGCCACTCGGGCACGAATCCAGCAAAGCCGTAGACCGTGAACTCCGGCCCGATAAAGGGCCTCTCTTTCCGGTCATGGAACGGCACGCAATCACCGTCCTCGCAGTTCAGGAGCTTCCCGACTTGCTCAGTGACATACTCTCGGTCGCCGTCATCGTCTGGCGGCAGCGCGTTGTCCCAGCGCTCCTGGGCGTATTTCAATGCAGTGTTCATGACGCCACCCACACAGCAGAGCCTACATATTCGAACTCGCTCCATTTAGCCCGGAAGTAGGCCTGGCCTCCCGGCTTTCCATCAGAGCCAAGGCCCTGAACATATCCTTGAGCGCCCCATGATTTCGGGTCTGTAACAGTCATGATGCATCCGGCGAACATCGGGTTACTCACTTCTGGAGAGAGTTGAACCAAATCGCCGGCTTTAAGATTTAGTACTTTTTCCATGTCTCACCTCGCGTTCGCGTGCATGCGGCAGCGTTCCGAATCGCTGTCGTCATACAGGCGAAAAAATGCCCGGACTTGCCGGGCTAATGAGGGGTAGGGTGGGGATGGCCGGCGCTACCCGGCATCTGGCTTTACGGCATATTCGGCACGTTCGCTGCGCAGTTTCTCTCTGCGTCGGATTCGGTGGCGCCACCTATAGCTACTAGGCTAGAGAAGCATCCAGAAGCTGCCGCGCTGCTCGCTTGAGCATCATCCCCATTGAAGGGTGGCGTCCTTGCCGGGGAAGTCAGCGGGCTCTGCGAACCTTGAAGCACAGCATTGCCTCAGCGCTGTCAAAGACCTCTTCAAGATCCTTGAATACCTTGTACTTGGCCTTGCTCCGGGTTTCGGCGTAAACCCTGTGTACGTAGTGGCGTGCGTCTCCGATCAGGTAATCGACCTGAAACCAGTCGAAGTCACCAGTCAGAACCTCCCATTCTTTGAGCGGCATCTGGCGAGCCATCCCCAGGTACTCAACATCATGAGTTGGGTGGTAGTTGTTTACTGCCTTGGTTGGGTCGGAGTCCAGCGCAACGCCGATGTAATTGCCGCGATCCTCAAGAATGATCCCGGGCTGACCGCAGGCGATCACCATGCGGCCAATGTGCGCTGGCACTCCGTATTGCTGGCAAACGTACTCCAGCGGCTGTCCGTATGACATCTCGCCTCCAGTGTGTGTATGCGCCAGGGCGCGGTTAGGCGGTGGCCTTGGCGATTGCGGCCTGAGCCGTTTCGATGATGTGCCAGAGTGCGTCAGTCATCGCTTGCTCGTTCGAATCGCGATTCCAGTACTCTTCGATGTGTTGAAGAGCGCCAAGCATCTCCGGCGCCGCAGCCATCAGGCGGGCGTTTGCAATCGACATAGCAACGTCTTCCGCTATGTTTTGCTGGTTCGGCGATGCGGCATTGACGTTTGAACAGATACACTTTTTTCCACAGAAGACCATGTTATTTCGAGACACCCAAGGCCCCGGCGTATGCGATTGCTTGCTCATTCTGTCCTCCTGCCTCTCAGGCGTCTTGTGGTGGTGCGGGTAGTGGCATCCAGTGGGTGGTTTCAGGTCGCTCTACATGTCCAGGTCCATCGGCACAGGTTTCGATGTGCTGGCAAGAGTCCTCAGCTATCATCCAGAAACCGCCTTCATCCGAGCTTTCGTCAGTTACCCAGCGGTCGAACTCGGGAGCGAAGCAGTCCCAGCCCGTCCACTTTCTCCAGACCATGACTTCATCCAAGTTCTCAGGGTGTCTGTCGCTGCACTTAATCCACTCACTCATCTCTCACCTCACCAATACATAGTCAGAAACAGAACACGAACAGCGCTGCGAACTCGCCAAGGTCTGGCATGGATTCCTCTCTTGCCCGGGGTCTTGTGATTGGCTGTATGGGGGAGTGGTCTAGGGCGGGAGTAGAACCCGCGACCTGCATTGGATGAGCGTTCGCGTTCATGACCGCTGGCGCTCGCTGCTCTACCGCGCTGAGCTACCTAGACCACTCTCCGATACAGCCTGGCGATGGGGAGTCAGGTGGATCGGGCCTGCTTTGGGGAACCCGGCAGGCGCGGGCGGCTCACTCTTCGAATTCGACGAACTCACCCTCAGCGCTCAACTGATACCAAGTGTCCGGCTTTACGCCGTTCTCCCCGACCTTGCTGGCGCGGATATGGATTAGGCGCCCCTCGTCGTCACGATGACATAGGACGATGGCGCTACCAGCAGATGCGCGAGCGCGGCCTTCGATGCCCAGGGATGCGGCGACGGACTCCTTGCCGCTGACCTCGGCTGCCGAGTAGTTGCCGGTGTTCGACGCTGCCGAGTAGTCGCCGGTGTTCGACGCTGCCGATTGGTAGCCGGTGTTCGACGCTGCCGAGTAGTCGCCGGTGTTCGACGCTGCCGATTGGTAGCCGGTGTTCGACGCTGCCGAGCGGTTGCCGGTGTTCGACGCTGCCGAGTAGTCGCCGGTGTTCGACGCTGCCGAGTAGTCGCCGGTGTTCGACGCTGCCGAGTAGTCGCCGGTGTTCGACGCTGCCGATTGGTAGCCGGTGTTCGACGCTGCCGATTGGTAGCCGGTGTTCGACGCTGCCGAGTAGTCGCCGGTGTTCGACGCTGCCGAGTAGTCGCCGGTGTTCGACGCTGCCGAGTAGTTGCCGGTGTTCGACGCTGCCGAGTAGTCGCCGGTGTTCGACGCTGTTTCGCCCACCACCGTCTGCTCAACCGACTTATCTACCTTGCTCATGATCCAGTCGAGGGCCCGCGAGATCATGGTCGGCATGCTGATTTCCGCCTCCACCACCAGGGTGGCGCTGGCGATCTTGCTGTCATCGTCGTGACGGCTCAGTTGCCCCGAAGCCTTTACGATGGCGAATCGGCTTTCGCCTGGAGCGTAGTAGCCGAAGACATCAAGGGGATACTCGCAGGAGTGGAAGCCCGAAGCGCATGCCTCTACCTCACCCTCATGCTTGTAGGTGCCGCCGATCTCGAACTGGTAGCCGCGGCAGGTCAGGTCCTGCTTGAATCCCTTGTAAGCGGTCACGACCTCTTCGGACGCAGCTTTTTTCTTGCTCGCCATCGCGATTCTCCGTTTTAGGTTTGCCCTGGGTTGGGCGATAGGGCGCCCGGATGGGCAAATGGGTTGGAGCTGGTGATGCCCCGGCGAACCGGGGCAGTGTTCTCACAGGCGTAACAAATTCCGGTAGCCGTCACCCCCAGGCGCCCACACTCGGGGCAGCTCGCATCGCTGCGCACCTGCTCCTGCGCCTCCTCGTAGCAACCCTCGCAGCGGAATCCGTCGGACGTCTCGATCACGCGACCGGGCGCGTTGCACCGGTCGCATTCGTGAATGATTGTCATCGGGTCGACTCCTTGCATCACGCATGCATCCGCACGGTGATGTAGCCGTTGCTGGCAACAACGTGGTCCCAGCAATTGAAGAAGACGGACTGTCCGAACTTCTTCATTGCCGCCTGGCGAACCTTCACCTCAACGTCCAGAGGCTGTTCACCGGCGTCCGGCAGGGCAAGCCATTGCAGGCTCTTGCCGTCGCTCAGGTGGGAATCGATGTTGAATTGAGCCATTTCAGTCTCCTACCAGGGTTTACCGGCGTTGATGTATGCGCTTCCTGCTAGCTCGGTTAGAGCTACCAGCTGCCAGGAATCGATCGCTCCGCCGTAGTGCAATCCGCGCAACATCCCGACCGTTTCGTAGTACTCGATGCGCGCTCGGTGTACGTCGTTCTCCCTGCGGATGATTCGAAGAGACTGACGTAAAGCCAGTAAGGCCTTTTCATTCATCGCCTTGCCCTCCAGGGCGTGTTGACTTCCCGTCTGGCCCTCGTTGGAGGGCCAGCCAGTGAAATCGGTGTTTCTCCCGCGTTCGCCTACTTGGCTTCTACAACCCGCGGGTGTTGCTATCCTCACCACTGCCGATAGCAGCTCGGACTCGATGTGTTTGGCCTTGGGCTTCCCTCGCAGCGCCTTCAATCGGCATACAGCGCTGGTCGTCGGGGACGGTGTTTCACTCCACGCTTGACTACAGCCCGGTGGCCTGGTGAGTAGGGCAGGTATGCGTGGGTTGCCGATCCGAACATCGGCTGGGCTTAGTGCTTCATGGGCTGTTTCCTCCTATTGGTTGTGTTCACCGCAAGCCTTTGCGAGGCCTGTCCGCTGTGCCCAGGAATGCGCCAATTCATGGCCCGAGCAGGGAGCGTTAGCAGTGCAACCCTCAGCCCGCTTTGCGCTATCTGCTCGATGTTCTGAGCTGAGGGAGCGCGACGCCTGGCGTTGAGTTGGCCGGGATTACCCGGCATCAGCAGTCGTGTTTATCCACCGTCGCTCAGTCGCGGTGACCTGCGGCTGTCGGGACTGCGGTGGGGTCTGACTTGTTAAAGAGCGGTCGGCTCGGTGGCCTGGCGCTGCGTTGTTCTGCGGCGTTGAGATGAAATTTAAGTCTGCTGAAATTCATAGTCAAGCCTGCTGAAGAAAATATTTTCAGTTTGCTGAAATTGACGAGATCGCCAGGCACAAAAAAGCCCGCACTTGGCGGGCCTGTGTCCGGCTTGTGGTGCTATCGGCGCGGGGCTCGGCGGACCGTTGACCACCAGAAGACACGTCCGAGCATGGTGATTTGACTGAATTGATCGGATGTCAGTATCTCGTCTGGGTACTCGTCGCTGTTTTCGCTCCTGATGCGGACTGAGTTCCCGGGCATCGAATAGAGGTACTTGACGCGAAGCATTCCATCCTGATTGAAGGCGTAGATCTCACCGTCGACGATGTGTGTGAAGCTGGTGTCGAAGCCGATAGCGGCGCCATCGAGGATCAGCCTCTCCATGGATCGCCCACGAACTCGGGCTACTGCGGCACATTCCGGCTCCACGCCTGCTGACCGAAGCGTGTCCTTTGAGAACCGAAGCTTTCTGTCAGCGATTTCAACGACTTCCGTCATACCGTTTCCTGCGGCAAGCTCCACCTCAGAGTAGTACGGCAGTTCTACTTCGTCATCCTCAAGCGGCGTGTCTGCATCCCAGGCAGAGACCAAGCCGACAAGTTCGCCTTGGTTGTGGTCGGGACCTACGTCAATGGCGCGCTCTGGTCCAGACCCAAGCGTTATCCACTCCGCGCGGAAGCCGGTGGCTTTCGCAAGGGCGAAGGCGCTTTCCGCCTTTAGGCTCTTGCTGTCGCCATTAATCCACTGAGTGACGGCTGAGGGCGCGACGTCGCAAAGTTTTGCGATTTCACTTTTCGTTTTTCCGCTGAGCTGGATGGCTCGCGCGATTCGTTCGTTTCTGTTCATCCGATGATGTTAAGACAGCTTAATTTAAGTGAGTGCAAAACTCGGAAGCCTGTTGCGAACATTATTTCAGTGTGCTGAAATTGGTTCATTGCTACGCGAGGACGCGCAATGAACATGAACGAAGCCATCCAGCATTTTGGCTCCAAAAAGAAGCTCGCTGAGGCCCTGGGCATCCGGCCGAGCGCTGTCACGCAGTGGGGAGAGTCGATCCCCGTAGGCCGCCAGTACCAACTTCAAGTCATCAGCAAGAACAAGCTGAAGGCTGATCAGAAGGCCGCCTGACATGACAGCCAGCCAATTAAACCCCGAGCGCGATGCAAGGGCACGGGAGTTCGAATCCCTGATCCTCAACCGACTTTTGTCGGTGGGTCAGAAGACCGTCGCCGACACAATCGGCGTGAGCGAATCGACTGTCAGTCGTTGGAAAGAGGGCGAGATAGAGCGGTGGTGCAAGGTGCTTGCGCTGCTGGAGCTTCAGGTCGTCCCGATGTCGGCTCAGTGTCATCCATCCGAGTACATCCAGGCGCTCAAGACCCTGGCCGAGCTTGGCTTGCAGGCCGAGAAGAAGCGGCCTGGACCGTTGGGGTGGGATTGATGCGAAAACACCTCACGAATACCGATTACGCCGCAATGGCTGACGCTGCTGGAGAGCTTGCGGAGATGGGTTCGAGCGAGTGGAGGCGCAGATACAACAAAGCCCTGCGCGACTACTACAGGGCTTTGTCGGTGCGTGGATCGGTGGCAGCCGAATCACGCTTGGGAAATAGCAAACGGACGGACCGAGTATGAGCAATATCGTTTCTTTACGCAACACCGGGGGGTTTACCCGGATGGAAAACAGCTTGATGGAGTCGCTGGCCAAGGTTGACTTGCCTGCCCGCGAGTTCCGCGTACTTTTCGCGATATGCCGCCAGACGATTGGGTATCAAGTTGAGGCAAAGCGCCTAACCGCCGACGAGATTGGCGCGCTGACCAACATTCGCCGCGACGTTGTGTCCAAGGCGATCAGCCATCTGCTGGAGAGGCGCATCCTGTTCCGCATCGGAGGAAGCCGTGGCGAGCTTGGTGTTTCTCCTTCCAGAGAATGGGTATTCCACGAACAGAAGAAAGACAGTCTCAGTGAGACCAAATCATCTCACTCAGACAATGTGATCTCAATCGGCGGCAAGGCGAGTGAGACCAAAATTGCTCACTCCATTCTCTATACAAAGAAAAAAGATCTACCCCCTGAAACTGTTCCTTCGGAACAGATTTCCGCCCCCCAGGGGGCCGATCACCAGCCCGTCGAGAAGTCCAATGGGGTTTCGTTCGATGGTGAGGACTTTCAAGTCGAACCAGCCCTGATTACCAAATGGGCTAAAGCGTATTCTCCGGTTGACGTTGAGGCGGAGATTGCTCGGGCTGCTGTGTGGGCCGCTGCAAATCCCCGCAAGGCCAAGAAGAACTGGCGCATGTTCCTGGTCAAATGGCTGGCAAGGAGCGCCGAAAAGGCCGTGAGCGAGGCTGGCGTTCCTGTCGACAAGATCATCGACCTGTACCACCGCTCCTGTCCGAACCTGCCGGCCGTTTCGGTGGCTGGTGACAAGGTTCTCCGCGCCCTGATCGTCGAGCGCTGGAACGAGAGCGATAAGCACCAGGCGAGCCCGCTGTGGAAGACCGTGTTCGAGCGGGCCAATCGCTTGAGCCAGGTCTGGTATCGCGGAGCCAATGTCATGCCGCGCCTTGAGGTGATCTGCTCGCGTGCCGTGTTCCGACAGTTGGAGGAGCAGGCATGATCGAACTTCACAGCCTGGAGGCGGAGCACGGCGTGCTTGGCGCCATGCTCAAGCAGCCTCATCTGATCAGCGTTCTGTCGGAAGAGCTTTCCCCTGATGCGTTCGCATACAGCGTCAACGCAGACCTGTACCGGCTGATTCTTGATCTCGAGTCCGCCGGCACGCCGATTGACATCATCACCCTCGCAGAGGCCAAAGAGTTCCTTTGCGACGACACGCGCACGATGGCTTACGTCGGAGAAATTCTAACCAACATCGTCAGCGTGGCGAATGCCAAAGAGTACGCGCGGATCGTTCGTGAGCGAGCTATCTCGCGCCAGATAGTTGATGTAGCCAGCGGGATCGAGGAGGTTGCCCATCAGAATTGCTCAATCGAAGACAAGATCGCTCAGGCTCAGGCCCTTGTGCTCGGTTTGGATGCGGGTGGTACTACCGGTGAGTGCCAAATGGTTGGAGACATTCTGCGCGACCACGTAGAGGTGCTTCAGGAGCGCCATGACCGAGCGCAGAAAGGCGATATGTTGGACGGTTTGAGCACCGGGATTCCCGACCTAGACCAATACACGCAAGGCCTGAAGTCTGGACAGATGATTGTCATTGCCGGCCGCCCTGCAATGGGTAAAACCACCCTGGCAATGAATATCGCAGCAGACGTGGCCATCAAGCAGGGAAGGCCTGTTCTGGTGGTCAGCCTTGAGATGACAAAGGCTCAATTGATGGATCGCCTGATCGCGGCTGTCGGAGGCATCTCTCTGCAAAACCTGAAAGATGGTTCCTGCACTCACAAAGATTACACCGAGCTCAACGCGGCAGTCCTCAAGCTCCGGGACGCAAAGATCGCCGTGAGCGACGTGCCTGTAATGACGATGCCGCGCATACGGTCCATCGCCCGCCGACAGAAGCATCGCATGGGCGACCTGGGGCTGATCGTCATCGACTACCTAGGACTCGTAGAGGGCGATGGCAAGGGGCGTGTAGATGACGTAACCACCATGTCGCGTCAGATGAAGCTGTTGGCAAGGGAGATTGGGTGTCCTGTGCTTCCCCTCTGCCAGCTCAACCGAGGGTGCGAGTCTCGCCCCGACAAGCGTCCGGTCCTCAGCGACCTGCGCGAGTCCGGCGCCATTGAGCAAGACGCCGACATCGTCATGTTCGTGTACCGCGATGAAGTCTATTTCCCGAACAGCGACAGGAAGGGTATCGGCGAAATCCTGATCCGGAAGAACCGGGACGGAGAGATCGGCAGCGTATTCACCTCCTTCCAGGGGAGCAAATCCCGATTCGTCCCGCTTGCAAGCCACTACCGCGAACAGCCCGAGCAGAAGGAGGACTGGTGATGAAAGGTGATGAAAGGCGGCGGACTATCTATCAGCACCAGGGATACAAACTGCGCTCCTACACCGAGTTGATGTGGGCTCGACTCATGGACGCGGCGGACATCTTCTATCTCTACGAGCCGCATCTTATTCAAGTCGAGGGATGCAAGTACTTGCCGGATTTCTACCTTCCAGCGGCAGATATGTATCTCGAGGTCAAAGGCACGCGACCGACCGAGATTGAGGTGGCCAAAGCAGATCAGACGCGCAGGTCCACGGGGCGCCCAGTGGTATTTCTGGTTTCCAGGCCACAGAGCGACACGCGCGGGTTCATGAATTGTTACCTGCTGGTTCCGCGCAACGAGGAGTGGGTGGAAATGTCGCTTGATTGGTTAGGTCAGATATTTCTTACAGCCGCGGGGGAGGGCGCATGGCTCAAGGCAATTCTATCGGTCCGTGAAGACATTCTGGATTGCCTGCGTCCAGCTAGCGAAGTCGTTGATGAGGTCCTGCTCGAAATGATGGGCAGGAGTGAGGCGGAGGACTACCTCCGGCTTACCCATAGGCGAACCAACGATGATCGTTGCTCGGTTGATCGCGAGCTGTCTATGTCAGATCGAGGCATCGCTTGGTGGCGCAACCGTTACTTCCCGGCCGTTATGGAGTGCGCAGAGTCCGATCCAGAAGAGATGAGGGCCTCCAAATGAAACGCTCTTGGACCGTAATCGTAGGCGCCAAGCGCTTCACGATGATTCTGATGGAGGACTGCGACCCGGTAGAGGTCGTGAAGAGCATCTGGCCGCAGGGGAGGGTTGAGTAATGGCTGCAATCGAAGCAAGAAATGCGACTGTGTATTTCGCTCCTACAGCGCGCAAGCGGTACTTCTCTGCCAGGTCAGCAGCAGTCGCTGAGGCCCGTGCGAAATTGCGCCACAAATACCCGAGCGAACGAGCCGAATATGAAGACGGCCGAATGATCTATCCGGGGTGGACTTGGGAGGAGGACGAACATCTGACGAAGGTCCATGCGCGCTTGTGCGGAATGATTCTTCGTCAGTTTCATCAGCAGAAGGAGGCTGCCCATGCCTAAGTTCGAACTGATCCGCATGGAAGGCCTGCGCACCTTCGGTCGCCAGATTGAGGCCCGTACCTGGCGCGAAGCCGAGCAGCAATGCCGCGACGGCGAGATCGTAAACGGCGAATTGATCGGTGTGTACGACTGTGACCCGGTAACCGAGGCCGTCTGCACTGCGCGCAATGACGTGATGATTGAGAGCCTGGGGGTGTGCTGTGGCTGACCGCACTTTCCGCATCCAAGGCGCTGCCGGCATCCGTCCAGCTTTCGTCGCGGCCTGGAACCTAATCCAGGGCCTGATGAAAGAAGCACAGGGTGGCTACGAGCTGGTTCTACGCCCACTCAAGTCGAAGCGCTCCATTGAGCAGAACAAGCGGTACTGGTCCCTCCTGCGCGAGCTGGCCGCCGTAGCCTGGGTCGACAACCGCCAATTCGACGATCAGGTCTGGCACGAACAGTTCAAGCGCTGGTTCATCGGTTGCGAGGACGTGAAGTTGCCGGACGGCTCGACCGAACTGCGCGGCATCAGCACCACGAAGCTGACCGTCGACGAGTTCGGAATCTACATGACCAAGATCGAAGCGTGGGCCGCCGAGCAAGGGTGGCCGCTGATGATGCAGGAGGCCGCATGAGCAAGTTCAAGGCTGGGGATTTGGCCATGATCATTTCCTGCCAACTGGTTCCTGAACTGATTGGGAAGACCGTTGAGCTGGTTATGCCTGTTCTGCCAGGCGATGAAGCCAATCATGGCGGAAGAGATTGGCGGAACCAGACGGATCGTCCTGCCTGGGTCGTCGCAGCTGAAGGGCTGTACGTCCTGACCATCAAGGGAAACCTGGAGCCTGATCAATACACGCTGATGCCTGATCACAAGCTCATGCCCCTGCGCGGCGACTTCCAGCCCGAGCAGCAGAAGGCGAAGGAGGAGGCATGAGTAGATCGAAGGTTGTTCGACTGGCCATCGGAAGCTTGCTGGTCGCTGCATTGATTGCCTACACGCAAACCTCCACTCCGGTGAACGGATGGATTGTTCTGCTAATGGGGACCGCCACTCTATGGCTCGGCTACTTCGCGGGAGAAGAGCTATGAGCCGCAGCTTGTTCTTCCGCGCCATGCGGAGAGTTCCTGTTCGGCCAAGAGCGCTCATTGTCCTGGTGATCATGATCGCCTTCGGCTGGGTGCCGCTTGTGGTGGCTGTATGCGAGGCAGTCGGCGAAGGGGTTCGGTCCTGCCGGCAGGAATCGTCCAGGCTCTACGGTGACTTCAGCAAAGCCTTCACCGACTGCTGGAAAGCCCTGGTTTCGGGGGAGCCTCAATGAGCCTATCCGTCAGCCAGCCAAAACCGAAGAAATGCCAGAACCCTGCATGCGGCCAGGAGTTCACCCCTCGCTTCAGCAGCACGCAAAAGGTCTGCTCGCCAGCCTGCGCCCTGTCCATCAAGGACAAGCACGCCAAGCCGGCGCGGAAGGCTATCGCCGACCGAGAGCGGCGGGAGATCAAGGTTCGGAAGGAGAGGCTGAAGAGTAAGGCGGATCACCTGCGCGAGGCTCAGCAGGCGTTCAACGAGTTCATTCGCCTGCGCGACGCCGACCAACCGTGCATCAGCTGTGGCCGCCACCACGACGGGCAGTACCACGCCGGGCACTACCGCACGGTTGCCGCCAGCCCCGAGCTGCGTTTCGAGCCGCTGAACGTGCACAAGCAATGTGCCCCATGCAACAACCACAAATCCGGCGACATCGTGAATTACCGAATCAACCTGGTGCGCAAGATCGGCGCAGAGAAGGTCGAGTGGCTGGAAGGCCCCCATGATCCCCTGAAGCTGACCATCGACGAAATCAAAGCGCTTAAGGCCAAGTTCCGGGCCTGGGTGCGCGAACTGAAGAGGGCAACGGCATGACCAAAGAAACTCTGACCATCGTTCTCTTCAGCATAGGGAGCGGTCTCATCGGTTATGCGATCGGTATTGCTGCCGCCTGGCTGGGAAACTGGTTCGCCGACGGTTATCACCCGCTGCTGCTGTCGAACATGGTCAGCACGCCAGGTGCTGAGGATGGTGAGCGCGCCAATGAATACCCCGATTATCTGGAGCCTCCGAGAGGCTGTTTCGGCATGTGCTGTGCCGGATGTGATGCTCGCTCGCAGGTCAACTCCAGGAGCAAAACAGTCAGCGAACAGACAGACCAATCTTACGTTTTAAACGCCGTGCTCAGCGCTCAAGGGGGTGAATAATGATCTACACCAGCATTCGGTCGGCAGTCGTCTCTGCCTTGGCGGCGGAAACCATCGACAACACTGCTAAGCAAGCTTGGCAGAAGCTCTACCAGCCGGGGTATGCCGACAGTGAGGGTTTAGCTGGGCTGATCAGGGGCTCGAACACTTCAGGCATCAAGCGCATAGACGCTGATTGCTGGGTGCACGCCCGGCTGCACAGCCAGCTCAAGCCGCGGCACTGGAATGCGCTTGTGGCCAAGTACAGCACTCACCGCGAGAAGAAGAAGGCCGCAATCGAGGCGCTTATCCCCCTGATCGCCACCCCGGCGCCGCGCAGATTCCTCGGAATGGCAGTCTATACCTGGGCTATCCCCAAGCTGAAGGGGGTAGAAGGCAAGCGCTCTACCGACATGATCATTCTCGACGCCGTGTTCTACGACATGAACAACTGGGAATCTGAAGGCCGCCCCGAACAGACGAGGCGACGCTGGAGGTCAGGAATTCACAGTGTGCTGAACGAAATGCTCAAGGAGGCAGAGCTCGATGCGGGTGAAATCCTGATGGAGGAGGGCATCATCGTCGGAGAGGCTGCATAGGACTTGCAATCAGTGAGCGTTTGAGCGAATATTTCCCCATCCTGCCGATCTTGCGCGTTATGAGGATCGGTAGCTCTGAAGCCCTGGCATCTGCCGGGGCTTTTTTGTTTCCATCCATCTGCGGAGTTCTGCAATGTCTGCTGAATCGAAAGATGTTTGGCTGATCAAGGGTATCGGCGGTGGCGCGCTGGTCCTGCTGCTCCTGGTCGGAGCGGTAGTAGTTCTGATCTGAATCCTTCATGGCTCTCTTGCCAGGTGTTAGATTGGGCTACCAAGGCTAGTCGAGGGTTGGTCAAAAAATGACCGTCGAAGACTTGATTGCGCTTCTCCATCAGCAAGACCCCAAGGCGAGGGTCGTTATTCCGCACGAGTGGGATATGCATCAGCGGACTTTCGCCAGGTCCGTTGTCAAAGAGGCAGTTGAAATCAATGAGAACGGCACGATCTTCGCGGAAGAGGATGGGTTAGATTTCGTCGTGTTCATCGATGGTTTTTAGATGGTGCGGCTCTAGCTCAACTGGCAGAGCGCTGTCCTTCCAAGTCAGATGTTGCGGGTTCAAGCCCCGCGAGCCGCTCCAAACTCGATTCAATGACGTGTAGCTCAGAGGTAGAGCTGTCGGCTGTTACCCGATTGGTCGATGGTTCGATCCCATCCGCGTCAGCCAATAAGCCGGTATGGCGCAACAGGGAGCGCTGCTGATTTGTAATCAGAGGGTTGCGGGTTCGACTCCTGCTGCCGGCACCACACTACAAGGCCCAGGCTATGACCTGGGCTTTCTGCATCTGGAGTACGTGAATATGGCCGAGCCGAGTGGTGCGGTAGCAGTCGCCGGCCTGGTCGGTATTGGTGCGTCTGCATTGATCCCTGGCATTGATGCCAATGCAGTGATCGGTGCTTTTGCTGGGGCGATCTTCTTCGTGGTGTACGCCAAGGACATTTCGGCCTGGGCGCGCCTTGGTTACTTCGTCGTGTCCTGGATCGTTGGCTACTACGTCGCCGGCGAAGTCATCGGGCGAGAATGGGCCAGAACATCGGGCCTGGTCGCGTGTGGCGGGGCATTGTTCTGCGTCGCAGTGGGCACCAGCTTGCTGGAGTGGGTGCAGGGGGGGAAGACGCCTGGTTGGCTCCGCTTCATTGCGGACCGCTTTGGAGGTCGTAATGGTTGACCCTTGGACTCTGGTGGCTGCGATGATTTGCGGCGCTATCTGCATGCGGCTGGCGACATACCGCCGGCAAGGCGCGAGGTATCGCCGGGGAGTGTCTTGGCTCGCATACCTGCTGTGCGTTGGTAGTGGGTGTTTCGCCCTGAGTGTGATGCTCGATGCGCTACACGGCTACAGACTGAATCCTGTCTCCCCTTGGCTGACCCTGGTGCTGGCGATCCTGCTCGGCCTTGTGTGTCGTGCGCGGGGGAATCTGGCCCACATTCTGAGGGTGTACTGATGGATGCTCCGCTTCTACTGAAGAACACCGGCACGTGCCTGATCTTGTGTGACGCCAACGGGGAACCGCTTCCTGGTCAGCTTTCCTTGAGCATCAGCAACGACGGTCTCATGCCAGCGGTCACGGTCACGTTTGCACTCGACAATGAGCGTGTGAGGCTTTGCGGGGAAGGTGTGGAGTTGAAATACCAGCATCGACTCGTCGCCAGTCTACGCGGGAAAGGGCAAATCTGATGACCAAATGCACCTTCTGCAACAAAACGCGCGAATGGGCGAAGAAGTGGGCGCGGGTTGCCGTAGAGCGGGCGGCGTCTGCTATTGCCGTCAAGCCGAAGCAAGCTGGAGTTGATGATGAGCGATAGCCAGAAGTCTCTGTTGGTACTCAGCACCGACTTGGCTCTGTCCCAGGAGAAGGCCGAACAGTTGAGTGAGCGTCTCCAGCCGATAGCGGAGAGCCTTGGTTGCAAGCCTTTAGTCCTGAGTGGCGTTTTTCAGGTCGGCATCCATAGCGATATCCGCCCACTGCTCGGAGACCTGCTCGGCGAGCAGCGCAAGACCAACCAACTGTTGCACCTGCTGATCCAGGCTCTCGCCGAGGATGGTGATGATCCTGAAGCCGCGCCCACCAGCTACCTGAGTGGAGAGCCGATCTGATGTCGGTATTTATGGGATCCGCCAGGGAGACCCAGATAGCTTCTGTCCGGGTGCGCCGCGGCTGGTTTGGCAAGCTGGTTGTTCAGGTTCGCTACAAGATAGAGCGCCCCGAAAGCCCGATTCCTGGCCGGGAACTGATCTACCACGTATGCGGACTCTCCCCATGGCGAGACGCTAACGCAAATGATCTCGCAGAGTCCCTGCTGGTCGCGAAGCTCATCGGGATGTCTGAGGAAGGAAAGCCCACATGAAGAACCGTCCAATTCCTGCTGGCGTCGAGATCAACCCCGGTCGTGCCTGGACCCCAGATGACGTAACCGGATACAGCGAAGAAGTAGAGAGCGCGATAAAGGTTCTGGAACCACTGCTTCGATCTGGCCTCCTGGCTCTCCATCCTGATGAATGGCAGGGTGGCAAGCTCTCATTCCTCAGGCCAGCACAAGCCAAGCTTCAGGGCTGGACTTCGCCGAATCCGGAGCGCCTCAATGCCTGACCTCCCTCAGCGTCACGCCAAGCCAAAGGCCAATGGAGTGACCAAGCACGAGGTAGAGGAAAAAGCATGGGGGAATGGGCGTGGTGGCAGGCCGTGGCGCCGCAAGCGTGAGCGCATCCTCAAGCGGGATGGCTACATGTGCCAGTGTGCAGATTGCAAGGGGATGAAGAGGGTCGCCACAGAGGTGGACCACATCATCCCGCTGAGCCAAGGCGGCACTGATGATGACTCGAACCTGATGGCTATTGCTGGATATCCCTGCCATGCGAGGAAGACGGCAAGGGAGTCGGCGGCGTCTAGGAAATAGTCGGGTTCTCTCGGCGAGCCGACACGACGATTATAGATTTTTTCGAATAATGGCAGTGGTTTTCACTGGATTCGTGAGGTTTGACCGAAAAATCTAGTTAAATGAGAAAAAGTCTCATTTATAGGGGTGGGGCGGGTCAAAACCTTAGAACCTTTCGTTAGGACACCGCGCCCCCAACTGTTTTCTCATTTCCACAGAATTTAGGTTTCAAGATGGCACGACACAAACAGCCAGATGTCGTCGCCAAGTTCAAAGGCGCCGACAAGAAAAACCCCCAGCGCTACCGGCAGGAGCCGGCAAAGGGAGAGGGGGAGGTCGGCGAAGCGCCCATCCATCTGCAAGGCCCCGCTCGTCTCGCATGGAAAGAGTTGTGCGCTCAGTCGATCAAGGGCGTTCTGACGGGATCGGACCGGATCATCCTGGAGGTCACCGCGAACCTGCTCGCTGAATACCGTGCCAACCCGACAGAGTTCGCGGTTGGCAAGTACACCCATCTGATCGGAAACCTGGCCCGGCTTGGACTAACGCCGTCCGACCGCCAGAAGTTCGGCCTGGAAAAGCCGAAGGAGAAGGACGAGTTCGAGGATTTCTGAGATGACTCCCAGCGACATTGCACGACAGTACGCTAGCGATGTCGTGAGTGGGGGTATCGTTGCGTGCCGGTATGTGAAGCTTGCATGCCAGCGCCTCCTGAATGACTTGGACCGCCAGGGCGATGACGATTGGCCATACGTTTTCGATGAGGCTAAGGCAGATCGTGCTGTCAAGTTCATGCAGCTCATGCCTCACACCAGAGGCAAATGGAGCGCTTCGAAGTCGAAGCTAGTGTTCGAGCCTTGGCAGGTATTCATCGAGGCCAACATCTTCGGCTGGGTGAAGAGGGACACCGGCAAGCGCAGGTTCCGCGAGGCCTACGAAGAGATTCCCAGGAAGAACGGGAAGTCGGCCCGTCTTGCCGCACGAGGCATTTACCTATTCGCCGCAGATGGAGAGTCGGGGGCCGAGGTCTACTCCGGCGCCACCACCGAGAAGCAGGCCTTCGAGGTTTTCCGTCCGGCGTGGATGATGGCGCACAAGCTGGAGAACCTGCGTAACCGATTCGGTATCGAGCTTTCTGGCAACCAGAAGAACCCTGGTCCCATGTTCGTCATGGAGGACATGTCGAAGTTCGAGACGGTTATCGGCAACCCGGGGGACGGTGCGAGTCCCCATGCGGCCCTGGTGGACGAGTACCACGAACACGACACGGATGCCCTGGTTGACACCATGCAGACCGGCATGGGGGCACGAGAACAGCCATTGCTGTCGATCATCACAACGGCGGGATCGAATCTCGGCGGACCCTGCTACGAGAAGCGACGGGATGTGATCCGCATTCTCGAGGGTCAGACGATCGATGAGACGATTTTCGGGATCATCTACACGATCGACGAGGATGACCCGTGGGATGACCCGGCCAGCCTGATCAAGGCCAATCCGAATTACGGAGTGTCGGTATTCCCTGACTTCCTCCTGGCCCAGCTCCAGCAGGCCAAGCGTTCGGCGTCGAAGCAGAACGCCTTCCGCACCAAGCATCTGAACCAGTGGGTGGGAGCTAGGACGGTCTGGATGAACATGCTGGCCTGGCAGCGGCAGAAGCGCGACTTCACGATTGCGGACATGGCCGGCTGCCGCTGCTGGATGGCTTTGGACCTGGCGAGCAAGAAAGACGTGGCTGCCCTGGTGATGTTGTTCGAGAAGGCGGGACAGTTCTACTGCATTCCGCGCTTCTACGCTCCAGAGGCTGCCGCCGAGGAAAACGAGAAGTATCAGAACTTCGCGCTTGAGGGTCACCTGATCCTGACTCCAGGGAGCATGACCGATTACGCATTCATCGAGGCGGACATCCTAGATCTGGCAAAGCAGGTCGACTTGCAGGATGTTGCCTTCGACGACTGGCAGGCCAACTACCTGATTACACGGCTCTCGAACACCTCAATCCCGGTCGTGGACTTCAACCAGACGGTGAAGAACATGAGCGACCCGATGAAGGAGGTGGAGGCGAGGGTGATAGCGCGGACGCTCTGGCATGACGGAAACCCAGTCATGACCTGGATGATGGGAAATGTGGCGGCAAAGATCGATGCCAAGGAAAACATCTACCCGCGCAAGGAAAACGACAACGACCCCAACTGCAAGATCGACGGTCCAGTGACCTTGATCATGGCTATGGGGCGCGCCCTGGTTGCCGGCGTTGATGACGGCGACGACTTCATGAACGCCATACGGAACCCGATCATCGCATGAACATCGCTACTGGCCTCTACCTCTTCTTTGGCGTCCTTGGTCTGGCTCTTTTCGTAGCCGGAACCTTCGTGCTGCTGGGGCTCGGCTGGGCGCTCATTTCCGGTGCGGCGTCGGCGTTCGCCATAGCGGCGTTCATTCGCAAGGGGCTGACCAGTGAGTAAGAGTCTCGGAAAAGTCCTGAGCAGTGCTACGTCTGCGCCCAGGTCTTCATTGTTCGGTTGGGGGGATAAGACCATCCGCCTGACAGATGGCGCGTTCTGGTCGCAGTTCTTGGGGCGAGAGTCCTCGAGCGGGAAGAAGGTCACTGTCGACAAGGCAATGAAGCTGTCCGCGGTATGGGCTTGCGTTCGCTTGATCTCTACTTCTGTCGCCGGTCTTCCGCTGGGAGTGTACGAGCGGAAAGCGGACGGGAGCAGAGTCGATGCTCGGTCGTTCCCGCTCTACGATGTTGTTCACAACAGCCCCAATGACGACATGACGGCATTCCAGTTCTGGCAAGCCATGGTCGCATCGATGTTGCTTTGGGGGAATGCATACGCGGAGATTCGTCGTGCTGCCGGTAGGCCAGCTGCGCTGGACTTCCTGCTTCCGTCGAGGGTCGACCTGGAGTGTGATGACAACGGTCGGCTGAAGTACTTCTACACGCCAAAGAAGGGTGCCCGTAGAGAGATCGAGCGCACAAACATGCTGCACATCCCGGCGTTCACGCTGGATGGCAGAGTCGGTCTCTCTGCCATCCGGTATGGCGTCGATGTCTTCGGTTCGGTCATGTCGGCGGAGGATGCCGCCAACGGCACATTCAAGAACGGACTGCTCCCCACGGTCGCATTCAAGGTCGACCGCATTCTCCAGCCTGCGCAGCGGGAGGAGTTCAGGGAGTATGTGAAGTCCGTATCGGGCGCGATGAACTCCGGAAGATCCCCGGTTCTGGAACAGGGGATTACTCCTGAGACTATCGGCATCAACCCAGTCGATGCTCAGTTGCTGGAGACGCGAGAGCATGGGGTGATCGAGATTTGCAGATGGTTCGGGGTTCCGCCCTGGATGATTGGCCAGACCGACAAAGGGAGTAACTGGGGGACCGGGCTTGAACAGCAGATGCTCGCGTTCCTGACATTCTCGATCAGTTCGATCACCAATCAGATTCAGCAGTGCGTCAACAAGCGGCTGCTAACTGCGCCCGAGCGGATTCGCTATTACGCCGAGTTTTCCCTTGAGGGATTCCTGAAAGCTGATAGCGCGGGTCGCGCTGCCTGGTACAGCACCATGGCGCAAAACGGATTCATGACCCGCAACGAAGGTCGCCGGAAAGAGAACCTTCCAGAGCTCCCCGGCGGAGACATCCTGACTGTGCAATCCAACCTAGTCCCCCTGGATCAACTGGGGGGGGCAACGAAAGAAAGCTCTCCGCCGTAGAGGCGGTCCAAAAGGCCTATCTCGGCGTTGGGAAGATGATCACCGCCGACGAAGCGCGACAACTCGTAAACCAGCATGGCGCAGGACTGAAAGTTCCCGGGCCCGACTTCGAAGAAACACAGGAGTAACCCATGACTCTGCGAAATCTTCCGGCAGCGCCGGAGGCTCGCCCGCGCTCGGGCGTCCAGTGCGACCTGGCGCCAAAAGCGCTGGATGCATGGCGTCCTGAGCTTCGCGCCGCGGCCGGCGATAACCCCGACACCACCATCACCATCTACGAGCCCATCGGTTACGACTGGTGGACCGGCGAGGGCGTAACCGCGAAACGCATTGCAGGTGCGCTGCGCGCCATCGGCGGCGATGTCGATGTGACCGTGAATATCAATAGTCCGGGTGGCGACGTGTTCGAGGGGCTGGCGATTTACAACCTGCTGCGCGAGCACAAGGGTAAGGTCACGGTGAACATCATCGGATTGGCTGCTTCTGCCGCCTCCTTTATCGCCATGGCAGGGGATGAAATCCGCATTGGCCGCGCCGCCTTCCTGATGATCCACAACGCCTGGCTGATCGCCATGGGCAATCGGAACGACTTGCGCGAGATCGCCGACTGGCTGGAGCCATTCGACATGACGCTGGCTGACATTTACGCGCAGCGCACCGGCATCGATATCGACGACATCGTGAAGCAGATGGACGCCGAAACCTGGATCGGCGGGCGCGAAGCCGTCGACAAGGGGTGGGCAGATGCCTTCCTGGAGTCCGACGAGATATCCAGCGCTCCCAGCAACCGCAGTGAAGCCATCCTGGCCAAGCGCCGAATGGATGCCGCCCTGGCTCGCAGCGGCATGCCGCGAAGCCAGCGCAATGAACTCATCAACGACTTCAAGACCAGCATGCTTGGCGCTGCTGGCGGGGGTGGTGACACCCCGACCGATATGCCTGGCGCTGTCGCTCCTGACCTCTCCGCTGCACTCCGGGCAGCACAAGACATCACCAAATTCCTCCAAGGAGAATCGCAATGAGCGACTTCGAAAAACAAATCGGCGAACTGAACGCCAGCCTCAAGCAGGTCGGCGACCAGATCAAGGCCCAGGCCGAACAAGTCAACACCCAGATCGCCAACTTCGGCGAGATGAACAAGGAAACCCGCGCCAAGGTCGACGAACTGCTGACTGCTCAGGGCGAACTGCAAGCACGACTGAGCGCCGCGGAACAAGCCATGCTGGCCAACGAGAAGCGTGACGGCGGCGAGGAAGCACCGAAGACCGCCGGCCAAATGGTCGCAGAGAGCCTGAAAGAGCAGGGTGTAACCAGCTCCCTGCGCGGTTCGCATCGCGTATCCATGCCGCGCTCAGCCATCACCTCCATCGACAGTTCTGGCGGCGCCCTGGTTGCTCCTGATCGTCGCCCCGGTGTCGTTGCCGCCCCGCAGCGTCGACTGACCATCCGCGACCTGGTTGCGCCTGGCACCACTGAGTCGAACTCCGTCGAGTACGTACGCGAGACCGGTTTCGTCAACAATGCCGCTCCTGTTTCGGAAGGCACCCAGAAGCCGTACTCCGACCTCGCCTTCGAACTGGAAAACGCGCCGGTTCGCACTATCGCCCACCTGTTCAAGGCAAGTCGCCAGATCCTGGACGACGCATCGGCCTTGCAGAGCTACATCGATGCGCGTGCTCGTTACGGCCTGATGCTGGTCGAAGAAGGTCAACTGCTCTACGGGAACGGGACCGGCGCCAACCTGCACGGCATCATTCCGCAGGCACAGGCCTACGCTCCGCCGAGCGGCGTAGTGGTGACTGCCGAGCAGCGAATCGACCGCATCCGCCTGGCGATCCTTCAGGCGCAACTGGCCGAGTTCCCGGCCAGCGGTATCGTCCTCAACCCCATCGACTGGGCGCTGATCGAGCTGACCAAGGACGCCGAGAACCGCTACATCATCAGCAGCCCGCAGAACGGCACCACTCCGACCCTCTGGCGTCTGCCGGTGGTGGAAACCCAGGCCATCACTCAGGACGAGTTCCTGACCGGTGCGTTCTCTCTCGGCGCCCAGATCTTCGACCGCATGGACATCGAGGTTCTGGTTTCCACCGAGAACGACAAGGACTTCGAGAACAACATGGTCACCATCCGCGCTGAGGAGCGGCTGGCCTTCGCGGTCTATCGCCCCGAGGCTTTCGTGACTGGTTCGCTGACCGCCAGCTAACTGGAAGGGGCCGGGAGACCGGCCCTTCTTTCTTTGAGGTGACTATGCCTGACGTAATGATCAAGCCAGTTCGCTCATACTTGGACGGCGGTCGTGTAAGAAAGGCTGGTGGTGATGCATACCTCGCATCCGAGCACCTGGCTCGCCAGTTGGTGGTGCGCGGACTTTGCCAGATTGTGGAATCAGAGATCCCAAAGCCTGTGGCTGGCGAGTCGCTGTCTGCCTCGCAAGTGGCCCCAGCCTCACAGCAGAAGACTGCGAACGAGTCCGAGAGTGGCGGAACTCCTCGCCGCAGAGGGCGGCCATCTGCACGAACACAACGTTCCGACTGACTCCCTGGGCTGATGCGCTGTGGGCAATGGATAAAGTCTGGTGGGAGAGATACGCCGCCGAGGCTAAAGCAAACTTCTGCGGTGAGCTTCTGACGCTCAGCGCCAATCCATTCGGCATCAAGACGGCACGCATCGAGCACTACAGAAACTCAGGCGGCGGCGCAGTTTCTTTGGCCATAGCCAGGGGCGCCAAGCGAATCATCCTTCTCGGCTACGACATGCAGAAAACTGGTGGGATGTCTCACTGGCATGGTGATCACCCCAGAGGACTGGGTAGTGCAGGGAAGATATCCGAGTGGCCGGTAGAGTTCGAAAACCTGAAGCGCAAGAACCCTGGGATAGAAATCATCAATTGCACACGCGAAACGGCGCTTACCTGTTTCGCGCGTAGACCGCTGGAGGACGCGCTGAATGAGCCTGATCCCGCTTGATACGGCAAAGTCCTTTCTTGATGTGATCCACGATTGGGATGACGCCAAGCTCCAGTTGCTGCTGGATGGAGCGGAGGACGAGGCCTGCCAGTTCATGTGGCGCCAGTCCCTTGATGGCCTTTGCAACTGCGAAGAGAGTAGTGAGGCTGTCAGTAGCGAGCCGGGCCTTCCGCCTAGCGTGGTCATCGGAGTGCTTCTGTTACTTCAGGCCAGCTATCAGGCTGCTCCCGATGAAATCGCGACGCTGCGTAAGGCGGCCGAGGTGAAGCTGATGCCGTACCGATGCGGCTTGGGGGTTTGAATGCTGGCCTACCGTATGCGCCACCGCATTCAGTTTCAGCGGCAGGTCCAAACACAAGACCCTGATACAGGGGAAATGGTGACGACCTGGGAGACCGTTCTGTTCTCCGGTCGCGCCGACCTTCCCGCCGAGGTTCTGACTGGCTCAGGTCGCGAGTTGATCGCTGCCGATGCCACGCAGGCGGAGACCACTGCCAGGATCAATTGTCGGTGGTTCCCCGTAGAACGGTTGGAACTGTACACCTGGCGGGTCATCTGGGATGGCCGAGTCTACAACATCACCAGCGCAGAGACCGATGTCACCGCTCGCCGTGAGTGGCGTCTGCGCTGTTCTGATGGATTGACGGACGGTCGGTAACTATTTGGCCCGCAAGGGCGCTCAACACGCAGCTAGGCCCGTACAGCCGAACGGCGGATGTCGCTCATCCGTCCGCCCCGCTGCGTTTCTATTCGCCTGATGAGCGAGGTAACGATATGAGCAGCAACGTCATTCCATTTCACTACCAAGGCAAACCGGTGCGTTTCAATAGCGAGGGATGGATTAACGCAACCGACATCGCAGCAGCTCACGGCATGCGACTGGACAACTGGCTGCGCAACAAGGAAACCGAAGCCTACATCGAGGCGCTTGCTCGCCATCTAAATACCTCGGATTCGAGGGATTTGATTCGCGGCCAACGTGGGCGCGGCGGTGGCACCTGGCTTCACCCAAAGCTGGCCGTGGCATTTGCTCGCTGGATATCGCCCGACTTTGCTGTCTGGGCAGACCTACACATTGACGCACTGCTGCGCGGTGAGCTGACCGAGAAACAGGCGTTCGACCGGGCGTGCAAGCAGCTTGAGGATGGGCGCCAATTGGCCAGCCTTCACGGTAAAGGGCTTGCGGATTGGAAGTTCAAAAAACCTATGTTGGAACATCGCGTGGACGAAATGCGCGACCGCCTGCAGATGGTGCTCGGGCTAGAAGCCGCCTAACCCCGCCCTGACGAACGAAAGCCCGCCTTGAGCGGGCTTCGTCGTTTCTGGAGATCATGAAATGACCGACCAAGCAATCGAGCAAGAAATCCAGGCCAAGGGCCTGACCGCTCCCCGCATCACGCCTGCTGACGTTGAGGCGAACATCGTGGGTGAATACTTCTTCACTGCCGAGGATGGGGTGAAGACCGCTTTCAACCAGCAGGATGAGCTGACGCGTTTGACGGGATACCACGCCGAGCTGGGATTGCTGACCTTCTGCGTACTGGTACTGAAGAACGGCTTCACCGTCACCGGCGAGTCGGCCTGTGCGAGCCCGGCGAACTTCGACGCGGAGATCGGCCGGAAAATCTCCCGGCAGAATGCCGTCTCCAAAATCTGGCCACTGATGGGCTACGAACTGCGTAGCAGACTGGCTGACTGATCCATGCTGATCCGTGGAATGCTCGGCCTCGGCGACTCGATCTATTCCAGGGCATTCCTGAGGAAGTACCCAGGCGCATTCCTCGAAACACCCTGGCCAGAGCTTTACCTCGACCTCGACGTGAAGTGCGTTCGCCCGGCGACGCAGTTGAGAACCCAGGCCAAGAACATCCAGCGCGAGCACGACTGGCACCGCCCTGTCGGCGGCGGCCAAATGCGCATCGCCTACGGCCGAGACCCGATCATTCAGGGGCTGCGCAAGGCGTTCCGTTGCGAACCCGGCGAGTTCGACCTGCCGGACTTTGGTCCTCCGCCAGTCGATGGGCGCTATGTGCTGGTTCGCCCAGCCACGGTTCGCGCTGAGTGGCGCGCAGACACGCGCAACCCACTGCCCGAGTACATCGCCAGCGCTGCCTCAGAGATGCGCCGCAGGGGCTGGAAAGTGGTTTCCGTGGCAGACCTAGAGCCGGGCAAGGAATGGGCGCTTGATCCACTCCCGCCGGCAGACATCCAGTTCCACAAGGGCGAACTGCCGGTTGAACAACTGCTGGCGCTGCTCCAGCACGCAGATGCCGTGATTGGCGGCATCGGCTGGATCGTTCCGGCCAGCATCGCCGCCAAGGTGCCGGCCTGGATCATCTGCGGCGGCCAGGGCGGATACAACTCGCCAGAACACATAACCGACAAATGCATGGACCTGTCCCGCATCACATTCGCGGTTCCCGACAGGTTCTGCCGCTGCACGTTGAAACAGCACAACTGTGACAAAAGGATCGCTGATCATGACGCACGCTTTGCCGCCTGGGCTGACCGACTGCCTGCTCTGGTCTGAAGAGCTGGGAATGGGTTTCCACCCGCGCCCTCCGATGGACTATAGCGGGCCGTATTTCGAGAAGTATCAGGCGCTTGACGCAACGCCAATGGGAACTGCACTGACCACGGCGCGTGTAGACATGGTGCGGCGTCATTTCGATGGTGAAGTGCTTGATGTAGGCATTGGTGGTGGACGATTCGTCGTCGAGTCTGGCGGTAAGGGGTTCGACGTGAACGAAGAGGCTGTGCAGTGGCTGAAGAGCCGTAACGCATATGCTGATCCGTACAAGGGCGTGGCCGCCATCACATGCTGGGATAGCCTGGAGCATGTTCCCGATCCTGAGGCCCTAGTTCGCTCTGTCGGCGAGTGGGTATTCGTCTCCATGCCCGTCTACAAGGACCAGGCTGATTGCCTGAAGTCGAAGCACTTCAAACCTGGTGAGCACCTGCACTACTGGAGCGTTCGGGGTCTAGTCGGGTGGTTTGCAAAGATGAACTTCGGCTGCGTCGAGATCAACGAGCGAGAATCAGAACTCGGTCGCGAGGGGATCACGAGCTTTGCGTTCCGGAGATTCCATGGCTGATACCGTTGAGTTCAGCATCACCGGTCTAGATTCACTGCTTGGCAAACTGGACTCGATTACGGATGACGTGAAGCGGAGAGGAGGGCGCGCCGCTTTGCGTAAGGCCGCAATGATCGTAGTGCAAGCAGCCAAACAAGGCGCGGCAAAAATCGACGATCCGGGAACCGGCAGGAGCATTTCCGACAACATCGCGTTGCGCTGGAACGGTCGTCTGTTCAAACGCACGGGCGACTTAGGGTTCAGGATTGGCGTTCTGCATGGTGCCGTTCTTCCCAAGAAAGGGGAGCGCTCGGACAAGTCTGCGAACGCCCCGACTCCGCACTGGAGACTTCTTGAGTTCGGGACAGAAGAAATGAGGGCTCAGCCTTTCATGCGAAGCGCTCTGGCAGACAATATCGCAGAAGTCACAAGCACCTTCGTGTCCGAGTATGAGAAAGGCATAGATAGAGCCATCAAGCGAGCAGCTAAGAAGGCTGCGCAGGTGTGAGTATGTACCCACCAATCTTTAAGGCCTGCTCGATTAGCCCCGCCGTTACCGCGATCCTTGGCGCGTCCCCGTTGAGAATGTATCAGTTTGGCCTGGCCCCCCAGCTCGTCGTCAAACCGTACGCAACATGGCAGACCATATCGGGATCGCCGGAGAACTACCTATGGGGCCGCCCTGACGCCGATGGGTTCACTATCCAAGTGGACATTTTTTCGGCTACTGCTGCTGAGGCGCGAGATGCCGCCAAGGCCATCAGGGATGCGATTGAGCTTTCAGCCTATGTAGTCCGCTGGGGAGGGGAATCTGTTGACCCTGATACCAAGACCTATCGAGTCAGCTTTGACGTCGACTGGATAGTCCAGCGATAGACCAACCAATACCGACCAACCCGCCATGTGCGGGTTTTTTTGTGCTTCAAGAAACCCGCCACAGGAGAAACACAATGGCAATTTTGGCTCAAGGAACTCAGATCTATGCCCTGGTTCCGTCCAGAGATTCTAGCGGCAGCCCGACTGGCGATTACGAAGTCATCGAGGTCGAGTGCGCTACCGCGTTCAACCCCGGTGGTAACCCTGCCGACCAGATCGAAACCACATGCCTTAGCGAAACTGTTCGGCGCTACCTGCGCGGGCTGCGCACGCCGGGGCAAGCTTCGCTGACTCTCAACGCTGACCCGCGCAACAGTTCCCATATCCGCCTCTATCAGCTTTCGGAGTCTGACGACCAAATCGACCAGGACATCGCCTTCGCGGTTGGCTGGTCTGACGGGATCGGCATTGCACCCACCGAGGCTCAGGACAGCAACGGCGACTGGGACTTTGTTCTGCCGCCGACGCGCACTTGGTTCGTCTTCCGCGGCTATGTGAGCGACTTCCCGTTCGATTTCGCGGCCAACGCTGTTGTCACTTCCACTGCAACCATTCAGCGCTCCGGCGGTTCCGCCTGGGTTCTCAAAACCGCTTAAGGAGTGGTCATGCATCTGTCGATTGATTCGCTTAAAGAAGCTGGTGCCTTCACCGGGGCTCCTATCGAAAAAGAGATCACCTGGAAACAGGGCGACAAGGAACTGACCGCCACCGTCTACGTCCGGCCCCTGTCGTACAGCACCGCTGTCTCTGACCTCCTTGCGATGAATGGCAAGGTCGATGGCGTAGCAGGACGTATCGCTGCGTCAATTGTGGACGAAGAGGGTAAGCCGGTATTCACGCCGGCAGATATCACTGGCGAGGCTGATCCCGGTCGTGGCGCCCTCGATGGAAACCTGACCATCGCCCTGCTCACTGTGATCGCCGAGGTGAACAACCTGGGAAAGACGACCAGCTCAGCGAACTAGATGAGGTTTGGCATGAGCTGGTGATGTGCGGGATTGGCGGAAGAACCATTGCGGAAGCCAAGTCCCGCCTCAGCTACCGGGAGTTCCTTAGCTGGTGCAAGTTCCGGGACAAGCGGGGGAGCCTTCATGTCGGCATGAGGGTAGAGCGCGGCTCGGCATTGCTCGCTGCGCTCTACGCCAACTCGCATAGCAAGGAGACGTACAAGTTGTACGACTTCATGCCGCATGAAGAAGAGCCCGTAATCAGTCTAGATCAGGCCCTTGAGACCTGGGCCTAGTCCTTCGTTTTGCCCGGAACGTTCCGGGCTTTTTCATTGGAGCCCGCAATGGCATCACGCAGCCTGGGGACGCTTACGCTCGATCTCATCGCCAAGGTTGGCGGGTTCGTGGCCGGCATGGACGCCGCTGAGCGCCGGTCTGAGAAATGGCGCAGGGAAGTAGAGAAGAATGCGGCAAAGGTAGGGACTGCAATTGGTGCTGCCACTGCGGCAGGTATCACCGCGCTTGCTGCCCTCACTGTCTCGACAGTTCGCAATGCCAATGAAATCGCAAACTTGGCGAGCGTTGCGAACGCAAGCACGACCGAATTTCAGAAGTATGCCGCAGGCGCAAAGCTGGTTGGCATTGAACAAGAGAAGCTCGCTGACATCTTCAAGGATGTGAACGACAAGGTAGGCGACTTCCTCAATACCGGCGGCGGAGCGCTTGCTGACTTCTTTGAGAATGTAGCGCCGAAAATTGGCGTGACCGCAGACCAGTTCCGGAATCTTAGTGGTCCTCAAGCCCTTGGCTTGTACGTCTCAAGCCTGGAAAAGGCCAACGTCAGCCAGTCGGACATGACCTTCTATCTGGAAGCTATCGCGAGCGATGCGACTGCTCTGCTCCCGTTGCTTCGCAATAACGCTGAGGGATTCAAGACCTTTGGTGACGCTGCCCAGGCCGCTGGTGCGATTCTCGACGAGAAGACGATTAAGTCAGCGAATGAGCTTCAGGCCGCAACATGGCTGATTGAGCAGAGCGCATCGGGCCTAAAAAACCAACTAAGCACAGCTCTGATACCAATCCTGAGCGATCTTGCTGACTCTATATTCGACGTGACCAAGGAAGGCACGGCGATGGTGAGTGTTGGCGAATTCGTTGCCGATTCGTTCCGTTGGATAGCGAAGACAGCGATTGGTGCTGTTGCCGCCTTTGAGCTGGTAGGGAAGTCGATTGCCGGTGCTGCTGCAACGGCCAAGGCTGGCTTTGAGGGTGTGACATGGCTTGAGCTTGCATCCGGCCCTGCCGGTCTTGCTAAACGCCTTGCGCAAAACTGGGACGGAATCAAGGCCAGCGCCGGTGTGGCAGCAGAAGACCTGTCCAATACGGTCTCCAAGTATGCCGGCATTATGGAAAGTATCGACCGCGCCGGAACGGGTGGAACCAATGGGCAGGTAGCCAAGCTCGCCGAAACGCTAGCTTCGCTTCGTGAGCAGGCGAATAAGCCTGGAGCTTTCAAGGCTCTTACCAAGGAGCAGAAGGAAGCCGGGAAAGAAGCCGATGCTGCTGCTAAGAAGCTGCAAAGCGCCTACGAAACGGTTGAGCAGTCGTATCAGCGACAGATAGCGCTGATCAACACGGAAGTCGACAAGCGAAAGGATGCCACCGAGGTAGCAAAGCTTCAGTTCGAGATTGAGTCGGGCAAGCTGGTTGGAATCAATGCCGAGCAGCAGAAACGCTTGAATAGCCTGGCAGAAGAGCTTGATCGCCTGAAGCAGCTAAAGCAGGCGAACGAGGATGCGGCGAAGGCTCAGGCTTTCCGTGCAACGCTCAATGAATCGAACGCAACTGCTCGGGCAGGATTTGCGATTGAACTGGCGGGATCTGGAAGCGGCGACAAGCTGAGAGAGCGACTGCGGGCAGACCTGGAGATTCAGCAGGACTACAACAAACAGCTTGCCGATCTCCAGAAGCAGTTCAACAGCGCCGAAATCAGCAAGGAACTCTACGACCAAGAAACGAACATGCTCCGCCAGGCTCTCGCGGAACGCTTGGAAATCCAGCATGAGTACTACGCAGCTCAGGATGAGGCTCAGAGCAACTGGCTGGATGGCGTCACATCTGCCTGGGAGAACTACCGCGACACAGCCACGGACTATCAACAGCAAGCTGCCGACTTCACCACGCAGACGCTGGACGGGCTCACCTCTGCTGTAGGAGACGGCATCGCTTCGATAATCATGGACGGCGAGAGTCTTGCCGATGTTTTCAAGAACATCGCGCAGACGATGGCCACAAGCATCATCAACGCCCTCGCGCAGATGGCCGCCCAATGGCTGGTCTATCAGGCGGTGCAACTGGTGAGTGGGAAGGCTGCTCAGGCTAGCGCCGCCTCTACTCTCATCGCGAACGCACAAGCAACTGCCTTCCAGGCTCAACTGGCGGCATTTGCTAGTACGGCAGCAATTCCAATTGTTGGACCAGTGCTTGCGCCGGCTGCTGCGGCCTCGGCCGCCGGCATCACCGCGCCGATGGTTGCTGGCGTCGCAGCATCCGCTTTAGCCGGCATGGCTCACGATGGCCTCGATGCTGTGCCGGAGACTGGAACCTGGCTGCTCCAGAAGGGGGAGCGGGTAACGACGGCAGAGACGAGCGCAAAGCTCGACAGGACGCTTGATGAAGTTCGGTCAAACCAGGGACAGAGCGGGAATACCACCGTCAACATCGTGGAGAACAAAGCCCGTGCAGGCCAGGTGGAGCGCCGGAGAGATGGGCGACAAGAGTTCCTGGAAGTGTTCGTGGCTGACATCAATGGCGACGGCCCGGCATCCAGAGCGATTGCCCAGGCATTCGGAATTCGAAGGAGCGGGACATGAAGCAGTACCCAAATATCTGCCCGCCTCAGCGGGAGGGCTATGGGCTTACCCCTGTTAGCCCTCTAATCCGCACGGAGATGCAGACGGGGAGGGCGAGGCAGAGGCGTCACTTCACCGCTACTCCAACTATGGCAAGCGTCAGGTGGAGGCTCAGCGACAGCGAGGCAATGCTGTTTGAGGCATGGTTTCGTGATGTTCTAGTGGATGGTTACCACTGGTTCGAATGCCCGCTAAAGACGCCGGAGACTCCTGATGGTTTGCGTGCGTATGCCGCCAGATTCACCGACATCTATGACGGTCCAAAGCTGGTCAGCGGCAGTATCTCGCTCTGGGATTTCACCGCCACACTGGAGTTGCGTGAGCGCCCCGTCATCGATGCTGGGTGGGCCGAGATTCTGCCCGAGTACATCCTCCTCGCTGACATCTTCGACATCGCAATGAACAGGGAGTGGCCTCGACATGGCGACGGCTCTTGAGCGGTTCTATGCATCGGATGGGCCGGATCTTCCGATTGCAACGATCGAGATTACTCGGCCTTCCAGGCCCGATCCGATCCTCATCTGTCAGGGGTTCAAAGACCTGACCTGCATGACAGAAGACGGACGGCTACTGACATTCATCGCTGGTGCGATCGACGTATCGATTCCGAAGCGAGACAACAGCGGAAACCAGAACGTTGGATTCGCAATCGACAACGTGACTGGCTTTGCTCAGCAGTATATTTCCGAGGCCATCGACGCCGGAGAGCCGGTCACGCTTGTCCTGCGAATCTACCTCGAAAGCGACCTGACTGCGCCGGCCGAGCGGCCGTATCGGATGCGCGTGAAAGGGGCCGACTTCGAAAGCCTCACTGTCCAGGTAGAAGCCGGCTACTACGACCTCATCAACACCGCCGCGCTGCGCCAAATCTACAACGTTAGCGAGTTCCCTGGCCTCAAATACTGGCCCTGACCCCATGCCGAACAGATACCTCACCGCCATCTATACCGAGGGCGGACGGGCCCTGCCGTGCCTTGACTGCTGGGGCCTGACGCTCATCGCGCGGGTTGAGTTGTTCGGGCTGCCGATGCTGACCGACTTCGGCGGTGTCACGCGGCGCACCCCGGTTACGATGCAAAGGGCGTGCGATGCGGAGATCCACCGCGCGCTCGAGCAATGCGAGCCAGGACCTGGGGTCATCGCCGCGGCCTACAGAGGGCGGCTGCTCGATCACGTAGGTCTGCTGGTCGAAGTGGATGGACGCCTCCGGGTTCTCGAAATCAACCCGGGAAGCGGGGTTTCACTCACCCCGCTCCAGAAGTTCTCCGACAAATACTCCAAGGTGGTCTTCTACCGTGATCGAAATCTACCCATCGCTCCTTGACGGAGAACCGCTGGAGCGGCATCCGATCGGCCGCAGGATGACGATTCATGCCTGGCTGACCGCGAATTCGCCAGGGTACCGCTGCCACGACGTCCACCCGTTCTCTATCGGTGTTGTCCCCGCTGAGGTTGCGCTCTGCGATGACCTCACCGACAAGCAGAAAAAGGCCCATGAGGAGTTCATCCATCCCGGTGAGTGGGCTGAGCGCATCATCGACCGCGGCGACATTGTGAGGATCTACAAGCTCCCGCGCGGGACTGATCCGTTCACGATTACTGCGGCCCTTTTCAAGGGGGCGCAATCGGTTTTTCGGATGCTCATGCCTCAATTGCCCGGCATGCCGACGAACCCCGGGCAGGGCGCGTCGCTCTCTGAAACCAGCGCGCGCGGGAACAAGGTAAAACTCGGCGATGCGATCCGCGAAGTCGCTGGCCGTCGTCTGATTTATCCAGACTACATCCTGCCGCCCCGGAAGTATTTCGCCGGTCCGCGTGAGCAGTGGACCGAAATGCTCCTGTGTATTGGCCGTGGTCGGTTCCAGATCGCCGAAGGGGCAGCGAAAATCGGTGATACGTCGTTCCTGGCACTGGGCGCTGATGCCTCTTTCCAGATTTTCGAACCAGGGCAGAACGTCAGCGGGCACCCGGCATCGGTCTGGTGGCACCTGGTTGAGGAAGTTGGTGCGAGCTCAACTGGTAATGCCGGCCTGGACCTGACCGAGAGTTCCAATCTCACCCCGAACCCGTCGGCAACTACGTTCACGTTTTCCGGAACGAACATCATCATTTCTGCCGGAGCCGGGTCGTTCCCCTCTGACTGGGTTGCGGGGACGATCCTCCGGGTTGAGGCGATGTACCCCTATTCGGTGAACGATGGCGGCGGGACGAATCGCGACGTCGTGACGGGGGATATCGCTCAGCTCGGGCTGGATGTTGGCGATGAGATCGAGGTGGTCGGCACCAACGGCGGCCTCTACCTGGTGAACGACATCACCTCAACGTCGATGACGCTCAACTACAGCAACGGTTCGCCGGCCAATGCGTTGCAGACCGGCTCCGGAAATGCAGCAATCGGCCCGCGTGGGCTGCGCTATCGGATCACGGCGTACAGCGCGCAGCAACTCACCGTCGAGCGGCTGACCAGTGCGGGTGGTGTCGATGTTGACTGGCCAGGATTCACCGCTCTCAACTCGTCTACGTCCCGAGTCACCATTGATCCGACCAGCCTAGAAGGGGGCTGGCGTGGTCCCTTCCCGGCGTGCCCTGTATCGGAGAAGACCAACTTCGTCGAGATCGACGTATTTTGCCCGGAAGGGCTTTGCGGTGTAGGCAGGGAAGGGCAGATTTACCAGATCCGCACTTATTACGACATCCAGTGGCGAGACATGGCCATCGGCGGCGCATGGACGACGGTCAGCAAGAATCATGCTGGCAGTTCTCTCGACCAGCAGGGTTTTACGGACGGCATCCCGCTGCCGTACATGATGCGGCCCGAGTTTCGCATCAGAAAAGTGTTCGTCAACCAGGGCGGCAACTCTACGTCCGAATACCGGGATCGCACGCAGTGGTACGGGATGCGCGCGCGCCTCCAGGCTCCATCGTCCTACGCCGGCGTCACGGTAATGGCTGTTCGGTATCGGTCGTCTGACCGTATCGCAGCGCAGACCGAAAGCCGCGTTTCGGTGGAAGCTACTCGCATGCTACCGACTCGGCAGAACGGTGCATGGACACCCGAGATCGCAACGCGAGACATCGTTCCGTTCCTGTGCTACATCGCGAAGGAGCGAGGCTATACCGATGCGGATCTCGACCTCGACGAACTGGATCGGCTGGACGCAATCTGGAAGGCCCGCGGCGACACGTTTGACATGATCTACGAGGACGGTAAGGTCACGGTGGCGCAGATCATGGATGACGTACTTGCAGCCGGATATGCGGAGAAGACCATTAAGCGCGGCGTGATCTCTGCAGCCCGAGACGAACCAAGGACCACATTCGGGCACATGTACTCGCCGCAGAACATGGATGGTCCGCTGAGGATCAGCATCAGCGCGCCGTCTGAGGACGACTACGACGGCGTCGATGTAGAGTTCGTCAATGCCAACGGCTGGATCGAAGATACCGTCCAGTGCCGCTTGCCCGGGGATGTCGGCAGGAAGGTCGAGAAGATCACGGCTGTCGGTGTCACAAACCGCGATCGCGCCTGGCGCTACGGGATGCGCCGCCGGATGGCGCAGCGATACCGGCGAACCGAGTATTCGTTCGATACCGGCCTCGATGCGCTGAACAGCGAGTTCTGGGATTACGTGGCCCTCGCCGGCGATGTTCCAGGCCCTGGGCTGGCGCAGAGCGCATATCTGAAATCGTTCGTGATCTCGGGAAGCTCGGTCCTGATCGAGTCCAGCGAGCCGCTCGATTGGTCGCTGCTGAGCTCTCCAGCGCTGTACCTGCGCCGCCCAGACGGAACGGTTTCCGGCGGATACCCGGCATCTCGGATCGACGACTACCGGCTGAGCATTCCCAGTATCGATTTCGTCCCCGATGTTTCCTGGGAAATCGAACCGCCGCACCTACTGCTGGGAAATCCATACCCGGCACTGATCAGTTCCATTGATCCCAACGGAAATACCGCGGCATCTGTTCGTGCGGTGAACTATTCTGAAAGAGTATACGATTATGACGATTCATTTGCGCCTGAGTAGGCTAACTTGGCTCCCTTCTTCAGGTTGTCTTCTGCCCAAAGAGGTTGAAGATTTGTATAGTGATTCAGTCTGATTACCTCCTCGCTAGAGGATGCAGAGGAAAGCGGGATCTTGTGGTCAATATGCCACAAGTCCCGATTTTCCCAAGTCATTCCGGGCAGAAACAGAGACTCTATGTGCAATCGCAACGTATCCCAATTGCATCCAAGTATCTCTGCTGTGGATGATGATTTTCCTATGCCCTGTCTTTTTAGTACTGTCGATATTCTGGATCGAATGCTGCACCTTAATCTAAATATTGGATCTATTCTTCTTCGAGTTTTCATATAGTTGTTGGCTCTAGAGTTTTCTATTTCTTTGTTTTTCCTGTAGTAATTTCTTCTTTTTTCAATAAGTTTTTGTGGGTTTTCTTCTTTTCTTTTCTTCCATATTTCGGCATGCCTTCCTTGAATTTTGGATGCCCAAGACTTTGCATGAGCCTTTACCCTATCTTGATTATTCAATTTCCATGATTTTGAGTATTCTTTTAGTCTCTCTGAGTTATTTAAATAATATGCCTTGCTTTTCAGTCTGATTTTTTCACGATTTTTTCCGCGCCATTCTCTTGTTCTGGAGAGGATTTTTTCATAATTTTGTTTCTCATATTCTTTCTGCTTTGATCGGATTTTTTCGTAATTCACCTCTCTGTATTTTTTTCGTTTTTCGTTTACGCATGACTTGCATTGAGAGTGGAGTCCATCCTTTCTTTGCTTATTTTTTATGAACTCTGATACGTGCAGTTCCTCGTTGCAGCTGCTGCATGTTTTTTTGCTTGTCAATTCAATCTCCTATTCTTCTGTTGTTAGCTTGGATCTGCCGAGCTACGCATCTAAGAATACTGCAAAGCTATAGATTAACCTGGACAACCATACACAACCTAGCCCGCCATAGAGCGGGCTTTTTCATGCTAGGAGAAAAGTATGACTTACGACACCGGCAATCCGCTTGGCTCCAAAGATCCGCGTGACCTCTACGACAACGCCGAAAACTTCGACGCTGCGATGAACGACCTAACTAACGTGGCGTGGAATGACCGATTCGGTGTGCCAAGAAAAACATGGTTCGGTGTGGAGCAACAGGTCAATGACTGGCTGGCCGCCCAGGGCTTCGAACCTGGATTTCTGGTGTACGTCGACGGCTCGCGGCTGATCGTAGATCGCCCGACCCAACTCATCGAGCGTGATGGCAACCTCTACAGCGTCAAGTTGCCAGCATCGTTCCCCGTTGAGCTGACCGGGAACTGGGCCACCGATCAGGATCTACTTGTTGCTCAGGCGGACCAGTCTCTACGTCAGGACATTTCCAATGCTACAGACCCATACAAAGGGTCTGCGTTGGTTGGGAGACAACCACTAATAATTAATTCTGTCGCAGAACTCCGACTGACCCCTGGAAGGTTTTCTTGCGACAGAGCTTTCCTAAAGAACTACCTGGAGGGTGACCGTAAGGGGCAACGGTATTTGACCTGGATTCCAGGGACTTCTACCGATGATGGTGGAATGATGTTTTCTGCTACTGGTGGGACTTGGCATAGTGACCTGGACGAACATGGGCGCGTAGATGCTCAATTTTACGGATTGCCGCTGTCGTCTGGATTCTGCACTGCTCAAGACCTTGCCATCGAAGCGTACTGTTATCCGAGGGGAATTAGAGCCTTTTACGGTCCGGGGCCAGATGGCCCAGGCGTTTATGATTTCGGAGATGCAAACTGGGCATGGTCAGGTCCGCGCGTAGCTGGTCAGCCAATGAAGGACTATCAGGGTGGCGGAATCGATTTCTGCCGGACAACGACTCTGAGAACTACGTCTACCGATGGCGCTGATGTTTTGCAATGCTGCGGGATAAAGAACGCTCATTTTACCGGGTTTCCCAATGTTACTGCCACAATTGACCCTGGAGCCACTAGCGGATCAAACGGGGTTAGCCTTGTATTCGGAGCAGAGAATGTAACGTTTGAGCTTAATTGTTTAGACCTTCCGGCAATTTACAAGACAGATGGGTCTATTGATGGCGGACAGGCGTTCACTATCCAGCCTGGAACTGGTAACACCAATGCATTTAGGAATATCAAGTTCAGAGGCAATGCTAAAAACTGCTCTGTAGGATTTGGATCAGATGTAGCGTTGAATGATGCTGCATCTATTCCTCTTTCAGGAATAGATATTGACATTACAGCTGAAGATTGCTATAGGGCATTTGTCTTCGGTGGCGCGGCATACACCTCAACTCCATCCCAATTTGCATTTGCCGGCATAACCGGAAAGATTCGAGCTATAAATTGCCAACAGTCTGTTGTGCTGGCTCGCGCAGTTGGAGTAGACATAAATGTCAGCATCCTTTGCACGAAGGATAAATCAGAGCTTATCAAGCACCAGTACAATAGCAGTGTATTTGTTACCGATATAAAAGGCTCAAAGAGTTGTAATGTTGACATCACAGGGAGAATTGTTAACTCTGACTCTATGCTAAGCATCGGAGGGATAGCCATGTCTGGCGGCATAAGTTCTTCCACTGAAAATATTAGACTGCGCCACTCTGTCACCTTCAGTTCAGCAGCAACGCAAGTTTCTGTAGTTGATTTCGGTGGAGGTACAGTGTCAAGTTCTGAGTTGCACCTTTCTTTCTTGAGTTCTGGATACCAGCCACTAATCGACATTGGTGGTAATAGCGTATACATTGATGGGTGTCTTTCTCCGGTTGCGCTTTTGCCAGGCGACGAGAGTTCGTTTGTACCGAGGTGCCAGCGCGCAACAGTTTTGTATAGATCGCCAATTACAGGTGTTAGGTCGATAAATTTTCCATCCAATCCACTTAAAGGGCAGGTCGTCAAAGCATATAGAACTAGTGCGGCGACCGGAGGTACTCTTTCTTTTGGTGGATTAATAAATATGACAGAAGGAACGACTCAGGAAGCGATTTTCGATGGATCCTCTTGGATTCTTCTTTAATTTTGAATAGCGCCAGTCAAGCTGGCGCTATATAACTTATGTGGAGATTAATATTTTTTTCTGAATAGGTAATATACCTTCTCCTGGATCTTGATTGCAGATATGTATCCCAGGTATGAAAGCAAAATGCATGCTGCAATCACAAGGATTCTTGCATTAAATATGCCACCTCTGGCTATTAACATGAAACCAAGGCCGCAGAACATCATGGAAAAGCCTAGGAGATCAGGCGATATGTTTCGCCTTGCAATTCCGATTATCATAATTATTTGGAAAGCTGCAACTATTAGCCAGTCCAAATAAAAAGCGCCAGACCCCATGTGCATTATTATATTAGCCTTTAGCGGGAATGTTATGTTTGTTCCTCTGGACGCAACATCGGGGTATACTTCTCTCGTTTCAGACGTTGATGTTGGCTTTTCAGGCAGTATGCTTCTTGGCACAAATATTGTGGCTGCATCCTCCGCAAAATACATTTTTGCAGTTAATTTTCCACTTGAAAAACCTCTAAGCACGTCCTCTGTAATAAATGCTGCATTGTAATTGAGGTCTTCAAAGCTATCTGTTGGGGATACAGGTACGGATGGGGTTATTTGTTCAAGCTCTGCATCTCCAGAGCTTTTCTGTTTTTGGCTGTCCGCCTGAAGTATGTTTTTGTTTTCGCTAATTGTATATTCTTTTTCTGAATTTTTTAGTTCTTCATTGTTTGTTTTTGAGAATAGTATTTTGCTTGAATCTGGCGCTCTAAGATCTGTTACGATGACATAAGATAATGCCATCGATGCTGCCGTTATTAAAGATGCCGCGATAAATCCAGTTAGTTTTACTCGTTCAAACATCATCATTATAAGAAACGTCATTGCGAAGAGTATTATTATTCCTCTGCCGCCGCTTAGTGATGCTATGACAAGACTTATAAGAAGGAATGCTATGTTTGTCTTACTAACTCCGCTGACGTACATGTTTATTAGCTGAATGAAAATGGCGCAGTACATGGAAAGAACCATCCATGCGCCACCCTTTGTAGAGCTATAACTCAAGGTTTGATAGTATTTTATTATGTAATTTGGCGAGATGCTTCCAATTATCCTGTACGTATTTGCCAATAATAATATTAAGATTCCTATATTTATTAAAATCAATATATATATTGAGAGGCGCGGCCCTCTTGGCTTGAAATTGTCTAACATCTTTTGCTTGCTAAGAAACAGCGAACTAATAATTGCTATAATTATCGCGCATGATACGTCTACAATTAATGATATCCCCCCATACATATCTGTAAGTAATGGGTACTTTGAGTGGTCAAGGTATCTTAATATAAATAAATAATGATAAGTAGCGTAGCACCCAAGAGGTCCGGCTATTAGTATAAAACTTTTTAATTTTTCGGAGAATGTAACCATTTATAAGTGGGCCTCTAATATTCTTTAATTTTCTGAATTATGCTTTTTGTCATCGTCGCAGATTTCCCGTTTTCCGAGTGATCCTAATATAAAGAATATAAAATCTTATCGGGATATCATTTCTTTCGCTCACAAAGCCAAATCAAAATCGCAAGCCCTATTAGCGGTAGAGGCAAATACCAGAAATCAAAGATCGGATTGCTAGAGGCTTCATCTGTTGGCTGATTTGGGAAAACGACGAAATCTATAACTCCAATAACCATTAGTCCTATCAGTATCAAAAAAGGTGTCCGCACAGTCGTTCCTCATTCAATCGATGCGCACTGATCGCACCATCATGCTCCAATGAGCGGCAATCATAAGAATCCAATGGCCCCTTTGGAAGAGTTCCATCGGAGCGGTTTGCTTGAGACATCAGCCTTCTGTACGTCTTGTGACCACTGATTCTGAAAAATTTTCTACAAACATAGGCCCGCCATTGAGCGGGCTTCGTCGTCTTTGGAGACCCGTAAATGCGTACATCCCAACGAGGCATAGACCTCATCAAATCCTTCGAGGGCCTGCGCCTGTCCGCCTATCAGGACTCGGTAGGCGTTTGGACCATTGGCTACGGCACCACGCGGGGCGTCACCCGCTACATGACGATCACCGTCGAGCAGGCCGAGCGGATGCTGTCGAACGACATTCAGCGCTTCGAGCCCGAGATGGACAAGCTGGTGAAAGTGCCACTGAACCAGAACCAGTGGGATGCCCTGATGAGCTTCGTGTACAACCTGGGCGCGGCCAATCTGGCGTCGTCCACGCTGCTCAAGCTGCTGAACAAGGGTGACTACCAGGGAGCAGCGGACCAGTTCCCTCGCTGGGTGAATGCGGGTGGTAAGCGCTTGGAGGGGCTGGTAAAGCGCCGAGCGGCGGAGCGTGCGCTGTTCCTGGAGCCGCTGTCGTGATCTCCGCTCGCGCTTTATCGGTCGCGCTGGCCTGCCTGCTGCTGGTCGGCCTCGGCACCGCCGGCGGTGTCTGGCTCGGCGCGCGGCACTACCGGCCGCAGTTGGATGCCGTGAGCGCGGATCTGGCCGCCTGCCGTTCCGCTCGTGGGAGCCTGGAGGCCGCAGTAGTGGAGCAGGGCGGGCAGATTGCCGCGCTGCGTCAGGCTGGTGAGCAGCGCGCCAGGGAGGCAGCCCATGCGCTGGAGCAGGGACGACAGCAGGCCGCCGAGCAGTATTCCGCCGCCAACCGTCTGCTGCGTGATCGCACCGCCGGCGAGCAGTGTGGTGCGACTGAACAGGTGATTGATCGGGAACTGGGATTGTAAAAAGCCCCGCGATGGCGGGGCTAGAATTCGCAGCACTTCCTATGGAATGCCTTTGTCGACATTCCAGCCTGTCTGGCCATGGAGGCGATCAGGTCATTGCTGAAGGGAGATTTGGGGCAATCGACTGTTACTATCCATCGGTTGCTACCCGCAGTCTTCACCCACTTTTCGTGAGATGTTCCCGTTCTTGGCCTTGGCTCGAACCCCATCGCTTTTAGAGCTGCCTTGACCTGTTTGCATGTGACGGGGTGGAGCCTTGCCATTTACGCCAGCTTAAGAGGCATGGCGTCTTTGAAGGTGAACACATCGCGCAGTCGGCTGACCTGCTCCCTGTATGCTAGGTAGTGATACTTCAGGCGTTGCACCAGCGGTGCTTTGCGGGCGAGGAGCTGAGCGGCGTATGGGTAGTCTTCACCCTCGAAGATGTCTTTCAGGTAATCGTAGGTTTGCTCGTGGAGTTTACGGATCACCTCTTCACGAGACTCACCCTGTACTGCCAGACACAGATCGATGCAGAACGCTTGCCATACGCCATCCTTGTGCTCCGCATACCCTCTGAGAAGGAATTGGACTGGTTTCATGGCGCCTCCTCTGGCTTACACAAGTTATCCACAGGATTCCCCCGGTGGACCGCGATTATCCCGTCCATATTGGGCATGTCAAGTGACATTTCCAGTATAGACAGCTAAACGACCGAAATATCAAGTCGAGGAAGGGCAATGAGAGGTGAATCAGGTTTTGCTCTATTGTGGGTTGCGGTCGCGCTGGCGGGATGCGCCGCCAGGCAGGAAGCCGAGCCGCGCACGGTGCGCGTAGAAGTGCCAGTGGCGGTGCCGTGCCGGGTGCCGGCGGTGGAGGTGCCGGCTTGGGCAACTACTGGGCTGCGAAAAGGCGACGACTTGCAGACCAAGGTCCGCGCGTTGCTCGCCGAACGCTTGCAGCGGATCGGTTACGAGGCGCAGCTCCTGGCTGCGAATCAGGCCTGTCAGGATTAGGAGTAGACTACGGCCTTTTCCTAAGAGGGCAGGGCATGCTGGTCATTCGATTAAAGGGCTGGTCGGTGAAACTCGACCACCAGGTGGGCAGCGCTGGGAAGTTCGGCATCTGGTCGTTCCACGGCTCGGAGAGCAGCTACGTGCCGGACATGCAGACGATTCTCCGGCATGCTGCTATTCGGCCTGCGGAGCCGAAAGAAGGCGGGGAGGTCGAGGTATTCATCTGTGATTCGCGCATGCCACAGGATGAGTGGCGTGCCATAGGGATGGGCGTTGCGGCCTACGAGTCGGACCGCTGA